CGCCGACTCCCGGCGCTGGAGCGTCATCAGTGCCAACAAGACAGATGTCGCCGACCTGAAGACCCGGGTGAAGGCTCTTGAGGACAAGCCCGCCACCCCCGGGGGACAAGGCGGAGGCGTGCAGGCGGGCGACACGGGGTGGGTGGACATCGCTCAGGGCCAGGTCGGTGCGGGACAGTACCAGTACCGTGTCGTTGGAGCCACGATGTTCTTCCGGAAGGCCGGTGATGAGTGGCGAGCGCTGCCGAAGCCGACGAAGACCGTGACGCACGTCGCCACGCTGCCGCAGACCTACGGGAAGCTGGAGCGGGCGAGCGCGCTGGTCGTCAAGAAGGGCGATCCGGCGCTGGGCAAGCAGGACGAGTGGACCTCGGATGGCTCGATGATCGAGATATGGCCGAACTGGACTGTGAAGTACACCTGCATGGACCTCCAGGGCACCTACGCCATGGACCTGCTCAAGACCACGGTCGAGAAGCCACTGCTCACCCCGGCTCAGCCCGGCAGTGGAGTCACCGAAGAGACGCTCAACCAGAAGATCAATGAGCTTAAGACCGGTCTTGAGGCGAAGATCGTCGCGGCCACGCGTGAGGTCGCCTCCACCAAGGCCATAATGAGCGGGGTGAGGGACAAGGTCACGACTCTTGAGACCACGGTCGGGGATCACACCACAAGGATCACCGCGTTGGAGAACAAGCCCGGTGGCGGGGCTGCGACCGGGGCGACGGTTATGGTACTCGGCCCGACAGAGGCCGTGCCCGCAGGCACCAAGCCCGGCACGGTGATCGTCCGGAGGAGCAACTGATGGCCCTGCCAACATGGGTCAAGCAGGTCGAGGTGACCGGCGGCAACGCGAGGCAGCCCGCTCCGGTGTCGCTGCTCACCTCGGGTGAGAAGGGCGTCGCGCACAACGACTGGGTCGTGGTCATCCAGGGCGGACAGTTCGGCAGCCAGGGCGTGCCAGCGTTCATCTCCGCCGCGAACTCCGGCTGGCACGGGAACCAGGCCACCGGGGCCGCCAGCCGCAGTCTGGGCGTGTGGGTGAAGAAAGTCGATGACGTCGAGGAGTTCTCACAGCCCCTCGCGGTCGGGGACCCCCGCTCCTCCTACACGGGACGACAGTTGGCGACCGTTCTGGTGCTCGATGGGAAGACGGTGAAGTCGTTCAACTTCTCCGACGGCGTCACGATCAACACGACGAACAGCAACCAGATCAAAACTGCTGTCGCCAAGCAGAACAAACCGCACCTCCTGGTGAGCCTTCAGCATTACACCTCAGGTGATCACGCCAGGCCGTTCGAGGGTGCCATCCAGACGATCGACGACGGGCAGAAGACGGTTCAGCCCGCTCCGAACTCGTCGAGCTCGATCCTGGTGGGGTGGGCCGACAAGGACTACGCCTTCACCGATGCCTCGATCCAGACCTGCGTGGCCGTCTGGCCATTTACGGCCGAGGGCCTGGACCCCACTCCCCCGACTGCGGAGAAGCACGAGAACTGGTACATCATCGGTGCTGACGACACGATCCGGGACCACTACGCGGCGCTGACCGTGGTTGGCCAGAATGGTCAAGAGCAGGGCACCATGTCGATGGCGGCGATGCCAAGGGGTCTTGCGACCTGGCAGGAGCTCATCGACAGGGACCGGACCGCTCAGAACGGCCTGGGCGACAACACGGACGGGTTCTTCGTGGCCCACAGGGGCGGCAGCAGGTCATGGATCGAACACACCGAGAACGCCTACACGCAGTCCGTGTCGTTCGGGGTGGACGCTTTGGAGTTCTCCTGCAACGAGTCGAAGGACGGCGTCTGGTTCGGCCTGCACAACGCTACCTTCGAGTCGCTGGGCGGCCCCGCTACCGATCCGCACACCATGACGTGGGAGGAGATCAAGGCCGCCGTTCCGGCGGACAAGCTTCCGGCGCGTCTTGACTGGCTGCTCGACAGGTACGGGCAGACTCATTGCCTTGTCATCGACCCGAAGTACCGGGCCGGGGAGTGGAAGCGCTTGCTCAAGTACATCACCGACAGGAACGTGACCCCCGCGCAGATCGTTATTAAGTACTATGGTGATTCGAACTGGTTGTTCGAGCAGGCAAAGGCTGAGGGCTGCGGAGCCTGGGGCTACGCGTACTCCGCTGACACCACGAAGCCCTGGTATGACACCTTCAAGAGTTCGACAGGGCCGTTGGACTTCCTGTCGATGCAGTGGGACGCTCCTGCGAACGTGGTGAACGACCTTAGGGCTTCGAACAAGCCCGTGGTCGCTCACGTCCTCGACGATCAGACCCAGTACGTCCGAGCGGCTCAGAAGGGCATGCGCTCGGCAATCGTGGCTGGCGTCAAAGGCGTTCTACAGCGTCAGTGCTGATCACCAGAGAGTGACGACAGAGGTCTTCTCAGCGGGGCTTCCGAGCTCGGGATGAGTGTTCCAAGTCCGGGAGCCCCAGGCCGTGTCATAAGACGGGTAGACATCCTCGATCGTGATTCCGCATACGTTGATGTGTCGATAGCCATCCTCAGGACTCACGATCGTCACGGGAATGTCGCCGTGGTGGAGTCGGGTGAGGATCATCTCGTCGATCATGTCGGTGCAGAGCATCGGCTTCTCAGGCTCGACAGGGGCGGGGACGTCCTTCGTCGTGACGACGTTGTTCTCAGCCTCGGCCTCGACGGATTCACGTGAAACCTCGCGAGCCAGGACGGCCTTGGCGAGCCGCTCAAGGGCCTTGTCGTAGGTCGAGAGCGCGAACTCGGAGAACGACAGGGGCTTGGCCTTGCGGGTGGTGACGACACGGCGAAGGCGCAGCGTGGCCGAGATGGGAACCTTAAACTCCCTACCGCTCTCGGTGACGAAGTGCACCGCACCTGGGTGCTTGACGCCGGAGGTCAGCGAGGTGACTCGAGCGCGGCCGAAGTAGAACGTGTCCCCGCGACGAAGGGCGACAGGGAGGACGGTCTGGACGGTCTCTTCAACATCAGGGTTGTCATCTGTGACGATCTCGACGAGGTTGACCAGGGCGTCGCACGGGAGGCAGACGTTGACGATCTGGCTGTGGGGCGACACGGCCCAGATGCGGGCGATGCCGAGGTCCTCGCTGAGACGGGCGTCGGCCTTCAGTACCTTGCAGTCCCCGAAACCCTTGACGTCGATGTAGTCGCCCCGGGTGAGGACCTGGATGTGGACGGGTCGTATCTGTCGTGCCATTTTCGAATCCTTTCGGTTCTGAGCTCTGGGTCGGTTGGCGACATCCGGTTACTGACAGGTGCAACCCTAGCACAGCGTCCGACAGGGAGCAACGTGATCCGTGCCATGCGCGCTCCTACGTGTGTGCGCGCACGAGACATCACCACTTTCATTTTTTATAGTGCTATAGAAAAGTATAGAAACGCGATACATTTCTATAGAAACGGGATAGAAATGTATACGAAGAAAAAATGCGAAGTATAGAAAAGTATGGTGTTTCGATAGAATACTATAAACAGAATGTATATTTTATACTTATTTATATTTAATACTACGAAGGCAAATTTTCAGATAATGTAGGTACGTACCTACCTTTTCCTGTGAATGCGACTTTCACCCGCCACTTCAACCCAAACCCCCTGTCGAACCCCTCTTTGTACTTACCGATCGGTTTAATACATTAGTTGCTACAGACCAGCGAAAAATATGTCTTTCTTCAGATTTCTTTCAGGTTGAGCGGGTTTTCTGGGAGAATCCTGAGTCATACATTTCTATATGTCAAGCGTCCTTGTCTTATACATTTTGAATCCAACCAACCGATCGGTTCAATTTGAACTTATTGAATACTCAGTAACTAAGCGTGATCAATTGTACAGGACCAATCATGCTCATGTCGTTCTGGATGGTATAGTTTTGTACGCGGCATCCGGGTGACCGACCCGAATCAACTACTCGACTGAGAGGAACCGACATGCCCTTCGTAGCAGGGAAGGATCAGAGCGCCGACCGCGTTCGCTATCAGGAGGACGAGCTCGTTGTCGAACGAGCGAAGCACACCGCCAGTCTCATCAGGGAGCACATCAAGGCCCGTGGCATCGGCCAGGCGCAGTACTGCTCCGTGTTCGGGTTCAAGGCCCAGGCGACGATCCACAACCACTTCCGGAGCGGGAAGGTCACGCTGATCGACCTCATCCGTATCGTCTCCACCCCGGGCTTCAACATCAGCATCGACGACGCGCTCCGTCAGGCGATCGAGGAGATCGAGTACATCGATCAGTCCCTGGCCCCTGTCGAAGAGCCCCGTGTCGAGCTCAAGAAGCCCGAGGAGAAGCCTGAGGAGGAGAAGCCGGCTACCAGGAAGTCCCTGAAGCGGCCAGCGCTCCTCGACGCGGAGCTTGATACGAGCGCCCTCAAGGGCACCTCTTTCGAGCGCTTCGAGAAGCTGTTCTCGGGCGTGCAGACCGACGAGGAGACTAACTGATGTCGAATCTCGGTGAGGACCTGAACGAGAAGATCGACGAGGCGATCCTGAACGAGGCGGAGAAGCCCCGCAGGGAGCGCATGTCGAATATAGCCCTCGGACGGATGTTCAACGTCAACGAGGCGACCATCCGCAGGCACAAGATCAGCCTCCAGAAGGCGCTCAGGCTTCCTGTCGAGCAGGACAGGGATGAGTTCTTCGACATCCCCGTCAACGCCATCACGCAGCGCAGACGCACGGTGAGGCTGGAGGACGGCTCCTACGAGCGGATCACCTACAACCCCGCCACCGCGGTCGCCGAGGACGTCCGGGAGGCCTCCTACGCCGAGCTGGAGAAAGTGTTCGACAGAGCGGTGCTCGCAGTGGTTCCGAAGGAGGACGACACCAGGCCGCGAACGCTGGTCGTCTGCTTGTCGGACTTCCAGGCGGGCAAGGTGGACGAGCGCGGTGGGACGCAGGAGACTGTGAACCGCGTCATGAACGCCCTGAAGCGGATGACCGAGTCGATCCAGGCTGAAGGTGGCTACGAGGAGATCATCGTCGCGGATGTCGGTGACGTCTGCGAGGGCTTCTGGAACGTCACCTCTCAGCAGCAGACCAATGATCTGTCGCTCACGGACCAGATTCGTGTCGCCCAGCGCCTCCTAGCCGAGGCGATAGCGATGCTGGCTCCGCTGTGCAAGCGGATGACCTACGTATCAATTCCGTCGAACCATTGCGCGGTGCGGACGGGCAAAGGCAACGACAACAGGGCGAATTCACCAGATGATGATTTCGGGCTCCTGATTGCGGACACCATCCAGGCGATCATGTCAGGTCGGGAACCGTTCAGTCATGTGAACTTCGCCAAGCCGCAGAAGTGGGAAGAGGCCGTCACCGTTGAGACCGCTGACGGGACGGCTGTGGGCTTCACCCATGGCCATCTGGCGGGCTCTCAGGCGAAGATCCCATCCTGGTTCAGGGACCTTGCGTTCGGGCACCGTAGCGGCCTCCATGAGGCCTCCATCCTCGTTCACGGACACTTCCACAACTTCGGAGTGTCGCTCGTGGGGGACAACAAGTTCATCATCGGCTGCCCGACGGCGGACAACGGATCGTCGTGGTTCACGAACCGCACTGGTGATGTTACCGATCCGGCTCTCCTCACCTTCGAGGTTCAGGCCAAGAAAGCCAAGAGGTGGGAGCTCTGGTACGAGTGATCTTCGTTGTAGGTTTCCTCATGATCGTGGCGTTCGTCATGATCGCTGACGAGTACGGAGATGATCAGTGATGTTGTGGACTCTCTCAGTTCTTGCAGCGTGCGTCCTGTCGGGTGGACTCGGGTACTTCGTGGGGTCGGAGGTGAAGGGGATGCGCGATGAGGCCATCTTCGCCGCCTTCCTCAAAGAGGTTTCCGAGGAGTCCGAGCAGATGAGGCTCATCCTTGATTTGGAAGACTGATGAAGGGTAAGTCCGTTCCGGCCTTCAGCGCCCTGTCGTATGCTTACGGCAGGGGGCTGGGGGCCGAGTCAGTAGATGAGTTGCTGGCCTTCTGGGCCAGTTACGTGTTCGGTTCCCAGTGGCGAGTGATAGGGATTCTCAATGGAACGCACCGCAGAAGAGCAGAAGGCAATTGAGCTTCAGAAGAAGAGCCTGATCATCCGGGATCTTCTGAGGGGTAGGTCCCGATCCGACGTCGCCAGCAAGTTCCAGATGTCGGAGGTCGAGGTCTTCCGGATCGAGGAGGAGTACTACTCCAGCCAGGAGTCGCTCTCCGAGCATGCCATGCTCATGAAGCAGCTCACGCGTATGGAGAAGCTCCTCGACGCGCTCTGGGATATGGTCATCGAGAACCCTTTGGCCGCTGATCCGGACAATATCAAGACGGCTCTGGCGACCATCGACACGATCAGCGACTTGGCTGGCCTGAAGAAGACGAAGGTGGAGGCGGAGATTAAGTTGATCCAGCAGCAGCAGATCCCCATCATCGTGTCGTTCGTCGAGGCTGTTCAGAGCAACATGGAGCAGCGCCTGTACCCGCTCCTGACGAAGCGGGGACAGAAGCAGCTCGAGGCCCATCGTGAGGAATGGCTCGCGGACGCGACATCTGTTTCAGCGAGCATCCTCGAAGAGCCGAAGGCCGACATGTCGCTCTGAATGTGACGCATTCAACAACCTGAAGTGCACGAAGTGCAAAAAATCGTGCTACTATTGGGCATGCAGGCAGGGGGTGCGACACCGCTTCGGCGGCCCCTGGAGCGCTTAGCCTTTCGGCTCTCGCCCATCTGGTGTTTTTCGGTTCCGCCAGATGGGCGATCCTGTTTTTATAGACTTGTCATGAAGGAGGACCGATGGCTGACAAGATTGACTTCCGGGCTGTCGCGGATCAGTTCGGTGAGCGCTCGCACGATCGAGCAATGCGAGAGGACCCCGTTCTCTGGGCCAAGGATCGGCTCGGAGACCACTTGTGGTCCAAACAGCGTGAGGTCATGCAGTCCCTTAGAGACAACAAGAGAACCCTTGTCGCCTCCTGCCACGCAAGTGGGAAATCTCACACTGCGTCTCGGGCCATCGGCTGGTGGCTCGACGTTCACCCACACGACCCCACCGAGACCCGCGTGATCACCACGGCCCCATCGTGGAACCAGGTGAAGAACGTCATGTGGGCCTATGTCGAGGACCTCCAGAGCAAGGCCAATATGCCGGGTCGGATCACCGGTAAGGCGGAGTGGACTTTTCCTGGTTTCAAGACGGCCACGGCCTTCGGGCGCAAGCCCGCGGATTACGACGAGTCCACCTTCCAGGGCTTCCACTCCACCTACGTCCTCGCCGTTGTCGATGAGGCCGGTGGTGTCGCGGAGAACATCTTCACCTCTGTCGAGACTATTACGACGAACAAGCACGCTCGCATCCTCGCCATCGCGAACCCGGACGATCCGAATTCGTACATGGCGAAGATATGGCGCGATGAGGAGAAGCTTCCGCCCTCGGAGCGGAAGTGGAACCTCATCACCATCTCAGCCTTCGACACACCGAACTTCACGGGCGAGGAGGTGCCCCAGAAGGCTAAGGACAACCTGCTCCAGAAGGAGTGGGTCGAGGACGCTGAGCGACGATGGGGTAAGGACGATCCTCGGTACGTGTCGAAGGTCCTTGCTAGGTTCCCCGACATCGGTGACGACGGATTGTTCAACCTCGGCCGGGTTCTTCAATCCATGAACGAGTGGGAAGACACGGAGTGGAACACAACCGCACCAATTCACATCGGCGTTGACGTCGGTCTATCCACCACCGGCGACTTCAGCGTGATCTCCTCGTGTCAGGACGGCCATGTTGAGGTCCTCGAACGCGTGAAGGGGTACGACGGGAACAGGCTCTCCCGTCTCATCGGGCAACACGCCAAGCGCCTGAGGTCCGAGGGTCTCGATGTTGACATCCGCATTGACGCCGTTGGTGTCGGTCGTGGTGTCCAGGCAGTCATCGACAACCACGTTCCTGAGGAGATTCCGGTCTACTGGATCGTTGGCAACGCGGCATCCCCGGACAACCTGAAGTGGTACAACTTCCGCGCCGCGATGTACGACTCGGTCGCTCAAGCCATCAACACCGGGGACCTGTCGATCCCACCTGACGAAGCCGCCGGTGAGAAGACCGAGGGGCTCTTCGACGAGTTCCGCTCGATCCTCTACGAGTACAGGGGCACCAAGCTCCTGATCCGTGGCAAGGATGAGCTGAAGCGGAAAGGTGAGCCCTCACCTGACGTCCTGGATTCCATCTGCTATGCGGCGATGCCAAGCAATCTGCTGACTGACGGGGTTGACTCTCTCATTGAGGCTGATACCCTAATGGAGAGTACAGAATCCGAGTACTCGCCTATTGACGAATGGGGTAACGAGGAGTGGACCTTCGCCCCGGCCTGAGGAGTGAACTGTGAAGTTTGGCACATTTCAGATTGGTGGGTCCACCGAGCGCGTTCAGAAGAGGTTGACCGAGGCCTCCAAGGCGTACGCCGCTGTTACCCGCGGAGCCGTCGCGTCTCTGAACCGTGAGGACGTCGGCTGGTCGCGATGGGGCGATGAGGATGCTACCTCCGACGTCGTCTCCCTGTCAGTCATCAAAGAGCATTCCCTGCGCGCCCGTCGTCTGGCCGCGTACAATCCGCTTGTGAAGCGCGGTATTGGCATTCGGAATGCTTATATGTGGAGTGAGGTTCCTCGCATTTCGGGGGTCAAGAAGCCTGAGACCGCGGCCCTCTTCGACACCGTCCTTTCCCGCACTGCCCGCGCTCGGGACGAGGCGGCCTTCTGCACCGACGGCATCGTCCTCTATACCGTCCGTCGCATCGACAGGCGCGTGGCCCCCGTACCTCTGTCGCGCATCCGCGGCATTGCCCGAACCCTCGACGCTACTGATGAAGCAGACATCTTCGCCTTCCTGATCGATCCTGTGCCTGTGTCGGACACTCTCTCCGCCGAGGAGCAGGAGCGCCGCAAGCCCGAGTGGCACGTGGTGGATGGCAAGGACTGGGCATCCGTTCGCGATGAGAAGGGTTACAAGACGGTTCACGAGGACCGTGTCGTCTACGAGATGGTGAATCGTCAGATTGGCGAGCAGTGGGGCAAGCCCGAACTCATGGGTGCCGTCTACTGGGCGCAGGCCTACAAGGAGTTCCTTGAAGCTTCGCATGTGATGACCAAGGCCCTTGCCCGGATTGCGTTCAAAGTCACATCTGCTACGGCCAAGCAGCAGCAGGCCGTCATCCAGCAGATGTCAAACGCTCAGGGAATCGGCGGTCTCGCCTCGCTCGGAGCCGGCCAAGAGTTCACCGCGGTCTCCAAGGCCGGTGCGGGCATTGACTTCGGGGCTGGTACACCGCTCGCCTCCATGGTCGCCAGCGCGCTCGACGTGCCCCTGTCGGTCCTCCTCACGGACGGCTCCGCTGGCGGACGACAGGGTGCTGAGACGGCCCTTGAGGACCCGACCTTCAAGGCCTTCGAGTTCCGCCGGCAGATTCACAAGAACCTCATCCAGAAAATTTTCCTAGCGCTCGGCCGGAGGGTCGAGGTCCAGCTCGCGCCCCTGTCGAACGAGCTCATCCAGCGCTGGGGTCAGGTCGTCACGCTCGGTCTCCAGAACGGAATCCTCCACAAGACCGAAGCCCGAAGCCTCTTCCTCGACAGGCTCCAGCCGATCAACGCCCGACCGATCGACGACCTGCCTGTGTCGGAGGAGATTCTCGCCGCGAAGAGCCTGGCTGACCCCAATGCGGTGCAGGACAGCGTAGCCAAGAAGAGCGCTTCTCGGACCGGCGTGGGTGCCATGTCGGACGGGACCAACGCCAACCGCGACGAGGCCGGTGGCGAGACCCTCGCCTGAGTGAAAAGGAGTTCTTGAAATGCGCACGGAGTACAAGTCCGCTTTTCACGGGGGGGTGACCGCTCTTCTGGAGGCGGCTACTCCGGACGTGCTGCCCGGTGAGAGGCCAGGCCGCTACCGTATCCGGATCATCTGCCCAGGGCGGGGCTCCAGCGGTATCTACTCGGAGTCCAATCTCGCGGCCTCTGTCGGTTGCTTCCCGGCCGGCACGCAGATGTTCATGGATCACCCGACACGCTCTGAGGATTCCGACCGCCCTGAGCGATCCGTGAAGGACCTCGCCGGACGTCTCGTGACCGACGCCGTTGTTGGTCTTGACGGAGCACTCTATGCGGAGTGCGAGGTGTATCCATCCTTCAACGACATCATTCGCGAGAAATGGCAGGACATCGGAGTGTCGATCAACGCTTGGTCGGAGAATGGTCTGGACGCCGACGGCATTGTACCGGTATTCGATGGAGTCACTTCTGTAGACTTCGTAACGAAGGCAGGCGCCGGTGGTGCTCTGCTGGAGGTGCTGGAATCCCAGCGCGTCGATTCCGATGAGGAGAACCATATGAACGAGGAGACGATCCGTCAGGCCATCGCCACCGCGGTGACCGAGGCTCTCGCCCCGCTTCTTGAGCTTCTCGCTAAGGACAACCTTCCGGGAGAGCAGCCGGTCGCCCCTGAGGCTCCCGCTGACGAGGTTCCCGGGCAGGAGCCGGAGCGCAAGCCCGAGGAGCCCGCAGACAAGCCCGAGGCCCCCGAGCCGGCCCCCGAGCGCAAGCCCGAGGCCCCCGGGGAGAAGGCCGATGACAAGCCCCCGGCCCCCTCTGGTGAGAAGAAAGACGACGAGGACGAGAAGAAGCGCAAGGCCCGCAAAGAGTCTGCTGCCGATGCCTTCGTCATCGCCACCCGCCTGCTCGACTCCGGCCTGCCGAAGGTCGCTCAGGAGCGGGTTATCAAGGCTGTTGAGACCGGTGTCGAGCTCAAGGAGGCCATTTCGGCTGAGCAGCACTACCTGACGTCGGTCAAGGCCTCCACGGCTGGGGAGATTCGCGAGTCGAACTCCGAGCCTTACAAGATCAAGAACTTCAAGTGAGGTAAGGAGTATCACAATGGTTCAGATCAACTCTTTCGGTGCCAAGAAGATTTCTGATATCCAGGTCTTCGAGTACGCCGATACCCTGTCGCTTCCGGTGGACCTGTCGAAGTTCGGCAAGAGCCACATCGGCGATGTCGTCCAGGTCGGTGGCCTGCTCGGTGTCCTCGTTACCGAGATCGCCCCTTCCGCCCAGGACCAGGCCAAGCTCGGCCAGGACCCGCTGTGGAACCCCCTGTCGAAGCCGACCTGGGGCAACAACGGCCCCGGCTACGCCTCGGTCCGCATCTCCGGCGGTGTCTTCAAGCTCCAGGTGACCCTGACCGGCGCCGGTGTCGAGCCGGGTGCCCTGATCTACGCGAAGCCCGCTGCCAACGGCAAGATGGAGCTCACCAACGACAAGGCCACCGGTACCGCTGGGCTCGTCGGCTACGCCTATTCCAAGGTTTCCAGTACGGGTGCCCAGACGGTTCCCGTCATCCTCGCTCGCTGAAAGGAATGATGGGACAAAATGTTCTCTTCGTACACTGAGTTTGCCAAGACTCTTGAGTCCGCCATTGGTGGTGACCGGGCGGCCCAGGGCCAGCTGAAGAATGCGATCCTGGAGGCCGACTCCAGCCGTGACCGCGGTACCTTCCGCGAGGCCGTCACCTCGGACATGCTCGCCCCCTGGTTCACCCAGGCCGTGCAGCCCGCCTTCGAGGACGCCTACAAGGACCAGGAGGAGACCTGGAAGGAGTTCGCCAGCGAGGAGCTGCTGAACGACTTCCGTCCGGTCCAGCTCCTGTCGCTCGATCACGACATCGACGCCACCCTCCTTCGGGACAACGGCGGCTTCGTGGCTCCTGCTGGTACCCTTCCGAAGATTCCGGAGCTCACCCCGTACCCGACCTTCGGCTACAAGGCCTCGGGTCGCTGGATCGACACCGCCAAGCATGGTGCTCGCCTCCAGTTCTCCTGGGAGGCCTTCATCAACGACGACTATGGCCTGATCGAGCGGTTCCCCTCGGACGCTGCCAAGCTGGCTGCCCGTACCGTTGACGCCGCCTGCTACGGTGCGCTGTTCTCCCTCGACCCGAGCGCCCCGGGATTCAACCCCAGCGTGATCTCCGACTCGCTCGGCACCACCCTGAAGGCCCGTGCGGCTGACGGCGTTCTGATCAACAACAACGTTCCGAAGAACGCCCCCCTGTCGTACGACGCCATCAAGGCCGCCATGCAGCAGGTCGCCGAGACCAAGGTCGATGGTCGGTACGTCACCGTTCCGTCCTACGTCCTCCTGGTTCCTCCGGCTCTGGAGAACTTGGCCAACATGGTGGTCAACACCCGCACCGTCGAGCGTGTCGTCGCCGGGCAGAAGGCCGGAGACCAGATGAAGTTCATCGAGGAGAACGGCCTGACCGCCAAGGTCAAGGTTGTCGTCTCCGACCTGGTCGCCATTCTTGGTGGCGCTCAGCAGGGCGGCACCAACTGGGTCCTGGCCCCCGCTGGCGGTCGCACCTCCGCCAAGCGCACCATCGTCCGCACCGCTCTTCGCGGCTACGACAAGCCCGAGCTGCGCGTGAAGAATGCTGGTGGCCTGTACCTGGGTGGTGGTGAGGTTCCTTACACCGCCGGTTCGTTCGACAACGACGACGCCCAGGCCCGTGTCCGCCTCACCACCGGTGCCGGGGTCCTCAACGTGGAAGGCCTGATCGGCTCCACCGGTAAGGGCGCCTAATCCACGCGACATCCCTAATCGCGGTCCCTCGGAACCCCGCTCCTGTCAAAGGGCGGGGTTCCGCTGTAAACTACTGTAAAAGCGTTGACAGTAAGGAGACACCATGGCGTCCCTCGACTTCAGCCAGCCGGTGAACCAGGTGCGCCTGCTGATTCCCGATATTATCAAGCTGGAGGACCCGAAGGACCTGCGTAAGCCGCCGTCCTACCTCTTCAGCGACATGGAACTCTTCGGCTACCTGGCCATCGAGGGTGGTAACGTGAAGCGCGCCGCGTCTCGTGCGCTCATGGCGATCGCCACCTCCGAGACGTTGATCCTCAAGGTCATCTCTACGGACAACAAGTCCACCAACGGTGCGACCCTCGGTGCTGAACTCAGGGCGCAGGCCAAGAGGCTGTGGGACGAGGCCAAGGAGCAGGAGACCAATGACCTGGGCTTCGACTTCCTGCCTGGTGTTGTTCCTCCGGGGGAGGATTGGGCATGGCACTGAGCGTTCTGCACAACAAAGACCCTCGCTTCGACTCAGGGGCATACTGGCCCCTGGGTCTGTTCTGCAACTGCCTCATCGAGGTCACCGAGCCCCCGGGCCCGAAGAACCACGACTGGACCGAGGACGGCCCTGTCGAGGTACCACCGAAGGTGCTCTGGCGCGGCTACGCGTCGGTGAATCCGAACATCGCCTGGCGTGCGCGCGACCGACGGTCGGCCTACGACGACACTGCGACCCATGCGTACTACGTGCACCTGAACCACATCGATAAGAACCTGCTCGTCCCCAAGGAGAAGTGGGGCGACAGGTCTCTGCGGTTCGTACCGAGCTACGGGCAGATCGTCCGTGTGATCGAGAACAACTCCGACCCGCGCAACGTTGGTCTCCGCCTTGTCGTGCGAAACGCCCCGTCCGATTCTGACTACTGGCAGCCGACCCTGCTGTGCGACATCGACGTAGATGATTCCAAGGGCGGTACGCACTGATGAACCTCGTCCGTGCCGAAATGAGACAAAAATCACGTGGCTCCAGGCAGATCGCTGGCAACCTCGACCAGTTCCAGCGGAAGGTCATTGAGGACGCCTTCCGGGCCGCCGAGGCCGCAGCGAAGGCCGGGGGAGAGGTCGTCATTCGGACGATCGACACCTCGGGTGCTGGGATGCCCCACAAGCACGACCCGACGACGGACGCCCGTGTGTGGACCGGGCACATGCGCTCGACCGCCGCGGACGGGCAGGGCTACAGGGTGAATCAGCGGAACGTCTCCGGCGGGAGATTCTCCGCCTCTGTCGGATTCACCGATGCGGACGAGAAGTACATCGGGTACCAGGAGGAGGGCACCAACAAGCTCCGCGGGATGCTCGCCCTCCAGTCCGCGCGCACCGCTACCGACCAGACGATGAAGGAGGCCGGGTTCTGATGCTTGAGCCGTTCGACGGGGCCACTGTCGAAAAGTTTGATGAGGCCGCCATGAAGGAATTGGAGACCCTCAAAGGCGTACGGGTCTTCGACTCGCTCCGCCCCGACGGGGACAACGAGGGCAAGGACTATGTCGTCTACATGCCAGGAGACGTGACCCCAGGAGCCATGCGGAAGTACGGCACAATTACGGGGTACACGCAGGCTGCGGTGATCCACCAGTTCGGGGTGCTCATCTCGTCCGTGTCGCCTAAGGCCCGGAACCACCTGCTCGCCGCGGTCCGAAGGAGACTGCTGGGTTTCCAGATTCCGGGAACGAGTGAGGCGTTTGAGACGGGAGCCTTGAATTCGTACGGGAACACGGATAGTACCATTCGTCCGGTTCGTTACACTAGCTATGTCACCTTCCAGGTGACGGTGGACAGGAGTGTTTGATGCCAAAGTATGCGACACCCGAGGGCGTGGTCTTCGAGTACACGGAGGACTACGCCAACGCGATCAATACCGACGGCCGACTCACTCGTGTCCCCGACGACACCCCTGTGTCGCCTCGGGAATGCTGCGGAGGCACCGGGTGGATCGTCAATGGCGAGGTGGTCCATCTCGGCGATGGCGCCCCGCAAGACAATTACGTTCCTCGTCATAGGAAGGATGACTGACCATGGCACAGGCTGCGGTTAAGAAGATGATGCCGCCGGGGACCACGATCTGGTGGGTCCCGATCGCTGACGCTCCGACGGTCAAGGATGTCGTCAAGGCGGCGCTGTACAACGAGACTCCGGCTGGTGGTGGTGGTGGTACCCCGACCCCTGCGAAGGCCAAGGACATCTCCTGCGCTGTCGTCTCGGGCTTTACCCTGAACCCGACCGACTCGGAGACGGACGACACCACGACCATCTGCGACTCTGCTGCGTCCAACACCCCGACCCGTGACGCTTACGAGGCTTCTCTCACGTTCCTGCGTGAGGCCATCGATGAGGGCTCCGGAAAGGGCAACCCCAACTCCCCGGCGTCCATCGCCTTCGAGCTGTTCAAGAAGGGTGGTGTCTCCGCCAACGTCACCGGCTGGCTGGTGAAGCGCATCGGTTACAAGAACACCACGGCGGCCAAGGCTGGCCAGCTCGTTTCCGCGTTCCTCGTCATGCCCGACAACCCGCGTGACGAGGTCGGTGAGGGCAAGCAGCCCATCCAGATGACTGTTCCCTTCCTTCCTCAGGGCACCATGGTCATCAACGAGCCTCTGGTCTGATATTCTCAGCCTGCTCTCTTCCTCAAGCCGAAAGCCCCGCTCTCACAAGGAGCGGGGCTTTTGGTATGCTTGCCTGGACCGATTGAAGAATCGAAAGATTGGAAGATTGATGTCTGACGACAAGATGACTTCGGCTGAGACTGAGGACGAGCTGCTCGATCTCGATGGGCTTCTTGACAACGTGAAGCAGACCCAGCGGGAGGTCACCGTCTACCCGGATGCCACTCTCGCCCAGCGCGCTATGGAGCTTCAGGAGCAGATTCTTGAGGAGCGTCAGGCCTCCGAGCCGCCCGTGCGCTCTGTCGATGAGAAGACCCCGGAGACCGAGCTCGCAGAGGTTCTGGAGAAGATGGAGAAGACCGCCATCGTTTTCACGCTCCGCGCTCTGGCCTCCGCCGAGATTACAGCTATCAGAAATCACATCGTGGCCACTGTTCCGATCAAGAAGAACGCCACTGCGGACGAGACCAACGAGCTCCGTGAGTCTCGTCAGCAGATCGCCTACGAGCACTATCTGTCGCACTCCGTGATCAGTGTCAAGTCAGGTGGCAAGTCCAAGAAGGGCCTTACGGCTCGTGAAGCCTCCAAGATGCGTCAGCGCCTCCCCGAGGCCGAGTGGGTCAAGCTCATCGAGGGCTTCGATAAGACGCAGGTCGCCACTGCGGCTCTGGAGCAGGTGATGGCTGACCCCACGTTTCGTTGGGCCATCACTGACGAGGAAGAGTAACCAGAAGTTCGTCATCGCCCTGAAGACCGCCTGGCACTCGCATCTTCCGCCAACGCTGTATCTCCCCTCTGTCGGCAGGTACAGTCGGTCCGCCCCGGTGTGGGATGAGATCGACAACGACTGGAGGCGCGATCCACTACCCCAGGATTTCAGGAACGAACTCGACGTCCGTCTGGAGATGGCGTGGCAGTACTACACCGACTCCTGCTGCCCCAAGTGCGGCACTCCAGTCTGGTACGGACGGACTACCGATAACAGGGTCCAGTTTGACATCCAGGACACTATCTGCTACGGGTGCGAGACTCTGGAGAAGGACGAGGCCGACAGGGAGCGCCGTAAGGAGAAGAAGCAACCAGGCGTGACCAAGATCGCCGTTCCTGTCGGAGTCACCTACGACGAGACCGGCGAGTTCGAGCCACTACCGACTCCATGGGAGGCCATGGCCTCCGTCCCGACCTGACGCGGGGCTATGAAACCCGGATTGATATTCTTGGTGGTATCAATCCGGGTTTTCTATTAAGGGGACGACAGTGGCTGACCAGTCGAAGCTCTCGTACGAGGTTGAACTCGACGCCTCCGGTTTCATCCAGGGCTCCTCTAAAATCCAATCCTCCGCCGTCCAGGCCGTGAATGCTGTTGGCGCGATGGGCGCCGCCATGAAATCGCTCACACAGGCGAGTCGTGGTGGCTCCTGGATGGACAAAAACATCATGTCTTCGTCCGACGCGAAGGCAATGTCCACCAACATCCAGGTCTACCAGCAGGCCGCCAAGCTCACCAAGGACCTTACCGCCGCTTCGCAGGCCCTCGGTCGGACCGATGTGGCCTCGACGGTGAAGGCCACCACGAGCGCCATCGAGGGCATGTCGCAGGCCCTCAACAACGCCACCATCGCGGACAGCAAGCAGGTCTCCGCTCTAAAGGAGCAGGTGGCTCTCTACGAGCGCATGGCCCGTGTCGCCAAGCAGCTCGGTACCGATATGAGCGGCATGTCGAGGAACTCCGGTATCGACAATAACCTTGGCGGGCGCTCCAAGACTGAGATTGAGGCCCAGCGCCAGCTCAACGAGGTCCGCAAGCAGGCACGTGAGGCCGCTCTGGAGCAGGCCGTTACTGAGCAGAAGGCCACAGCCGCTACGACCGCGGGCGCCTCCGAGCGTGTCGCCGCGCTTCAGCGCGTCATCGCCGCTGAGCAGCAACTCGCGGAGGTCACCGACAAGGCCTACGCTGCTCAGTACCGCAAGGCCGCCAATCAGTCTGCAATACAAACCAACCAAGCCGCAGTGGACACCGGCCGTGCCGCTGCGAAGCTGGAGGCCGCGGCTGAACAGGACAGGGCCGCCGCTCTTCGTGCCTCTGTCGCTGCCGCTCACGAGGCCGTCCAGGCGAACACGGCCCATATCCACTCGTTGGAGAACATGCGGTTCGCCTCGCAGGAGGTCCGCAACAACCTGACGGTTCTGGCTGCTGGTGTGACGGCGCTCGCCACCTCTGTCGTCAAGGCCGCGGCAGACCAGGACCGAGCCTTCGCTGACATCGCTCGTACGACTCAGCTGGACCAGACCAGTGGGGCGCTCCAGGCTCTTCGGGACCAGTACAGGCAGATGTCCACCGACATCAGCAAGTCGTTCTCCGAGCTCTCGCAGATCGGTACGCTCGGTGCGCAGATGAACATCCCGGCCGAGAAGCTCGGGGACTTTACCCGCGCTGTCGCAGAGTTCTCCATGGTGACCGGTACCACGACCGAGAAGGCCTCTGAGGACTTCGGACGTCTGATCAACACATTCAGCCAGGCCGGGATGGCTCTGAACGGGGGCGACAAGGCCTACGAGCAGATGGCCTCTCAGGTCGCAGAACTCGGTGCGAAGGCGGTCGCCACCGAGGACGAGATTTTGACGATGGCGAACAGCATCTCGACCACCACCGTGTCGGCGGGCATCGGGCAGAACGCCACCCTCGCCTACGCCACGGCCCTGACTTCTGTCGGCGTGAAGGCCGAGTGGGCCCGTGGCTCGCTCCAGCGTATCTTCGGGAACTTCAACAAGGCTGCCGCCCAGGGCGCTGAGGGGATGGCCGACTTCGCCCAGCAGATGCACATCTCCAATGAGGAGGCCTTGGAGCTCTGGAAGAACGACCCCTCGAAGTTCTTCAACCAACTCATCGAGTCCATTTCCAAGGCCAGCAACGGTGTGGAAATGACTCAGATGCTCTCCGACATCGGCTTGAAGTCCACCCGCGACATCGAGCTCGTGAAGCGTCTCGCGGTGAACTTCGATCTGCTCAAGGAGACTATGGACAACTCCGCGGAGGCTGGATCGAACACCGGCTTCCTGGAGCAGTCCATGGAGAAGCTCAACGCCACCATGACGGAGACCATCGCGCAGACCAAGAACGCGCTGGAGAACATGATGGCCTCCTTCGGCGAGCCCTTCCTGGCTCCGCTGAAGCTGATCCTAGACGGTGTCCAGGCGCTCGCCAACGCCCTGTCGAGCCTGGGGGAAACTCCGGTCGGCCGGGTCATCGCAGCATTCGCCGGAGGTGTGACGATCTTCATCGCCCTTCAGACCGGCGCCAAGCTCCTCCAGGCCGGCGTCCTGTCGGTCGCATCCTCGATGATGCAGGTCCGCAAGAACATGGTCGAGGCGGGCCTCTCGGGGCAGTTGTCCTGGAGCAACATCGCCAAGGCCATCCAGCAGGCCAACACAGCCCTCGCCGAGCAGCCCGCTCTGTACGCCCGCGTGAAGGCCGCCCAGGCCGAGGTCGCCCAGCAGCGGCTCACCGGTAGCACCGCAGGCACGTCGGCCATGTCGGCTGGTTCTACGGCTTCCGAGGCCGCTGCTCATAATGCCGCTACAACGGCCATCAAGGCTGAGACCGCCGCTCAGGAGAGCCTGGGCGCGGCTCGCGGAATGGCCTCTACAGCAGCCGATGCGGCTACTGCTGCTACCAGGACCATGGGGACGGGTATCTCGGCCGTCTCTGGGGCTATGGCGGCTGCTGGGACCGCGGTGAAGGGCTTCTTCGCCTCCCTCGGTCCGGCTGGTTGGGCCTCCCTCGCCCTGTCGGCCTTACCCGCGATCGCTGAGGGCTACAACCAGATCGCCAACGCTGAGGAGATCGCCGCTGAGAAGGCCCAGAAGGCCGGCGCGGAGATGCTGTCGGCCATGGGTGGTGCTGCGGAGGTCCAGAAGGCCGTTCTCGCCGACACGCAGGACATCGCCAACGGTTCACAGCGCAGCCTCGGCGAGTTGATGATCTCTGCCGATGGGGCAGGCGACGCCTACAAGAGCGCGTCGGAGAAGTCCTACTACTTCGTGAATGCCCAGGGCGAGATCGTCAGGGCCACGCGTGAGGTCGCCCAGCAGATGGGCTACACGACGCTCCAGATTGGCAAGAACACCGCGGAACTCATCCGCAACGCAATCGCCGGGTCCGAAGGCTTCAAGAAGCTCACCGGTGACCAGCTCAACGGTCTGAAGCAACTCGGCTTTGACTGGGGCGAGTACGCGAGGAAGGCTGCGACAGAGGGTCAGGGTGCGGCTTCCGCGTACGTGCAGGGGTTCATCGACCAGCTGAACCAGAAAAAGGCCGACCTCGATGCTGCTCAGTCTCAGACCTTCAAAGACCCTAACATGACGGGTAAGGCCCACACCAAGGCGACTGATGACCAGACGAACGCGATCAACAACCAGATCAACGCTCTGAAGGGTCTCCAGGACGCCAACGACGGTGTCGGTGCCGCCGTCTCGCAGGCTATGGGCTCTCAAGACGCCCAGAAGCAGATTCTCCAAGGTCTTGGCCTGTCGGCTGATGAGGCCAACGGCGCGCTCCAAGGGATGAATGGTGCTGCGGATGGTAACGCCAGTGCTGCTGACAAGGCAGCAGAAGCCTGGGACAAGTGGAAGTCCGCTGTGGACTCGGCAATCGACAGGGCCTTCGGGTTCGAGAATGCCGAGGCCGCTATGTTCGACGCCCTGGACAAGTTCAACCAGGGCCTTCAGGACAACGGCAACGTGATCAATACCACGACCGAAGGTGGTAGGCAGAACCTCCAGAACCTTCAGACCTACCTGAAGGCCGTGGCCGAGAACGCCATGCAGGTCGCCCAGAACCTCGGACTGACCGGAGCCGAGGCTCAGAAGTACGTTCAGGACTACGTGCAGGCCGCCATCGACCAGATCGGCCAGCAGGGCATCGATACCTCGCAGGTCCAGCAGGCCATGAACAACGTCGGGGCCATGCTCGGCCAGACGATGCCTGGCCCGCAGGTGGACAACACCCCGACCCAGCAGGGTGTTGACCAGGCTCAGCAGATAGCCCAGCAGGGTGTTGGGGCCGTTGCGGGCACGACAGGACAGACGGTTCCTGGTATCGAGATCGACCCCTCGGCCACTCTGTCGAGCGTTCAGGAGCAACTCGGCATCAGCGAGCAGGGGATGTCGGACATCTACAATGTCTTCAACCAGACGATCCCGGGTGCGAACATCGACGGCTCGACGACGTTCTCCGATCTCCAGAAGATGCTGAGCGCCTCCGACCAGGACATGGGCGTTCTCTGGCAGATCATATCCAAGAACATCAACGGCCCTGGGGTCAATTACAACGGGCTCAAGATCGACCTGAAGAACATGAAGGTCGAAACCGATTCCGTTGTCGGGCAGATCATTCAGCGCCTGTCGCTCGCCAAGGCGATGCTCGCGGGAGCCAAGACCGGAGCGGCTGTCGGACAGATCGGTGGTCAGCTCAAGAAGGGCAAGGGCCGCGGGCGAGGTGCTGGGAGCGCCGCTGCTGCCTTCCAATCCGCTATGGGCCGCTACCAGCCGACGCCCCGCAAGTCTCGCGGAGGCGGGGGCGGCGGAGGTGGTGGCGGTGGTCACACGCCTCGCTCGCACACGCCTCGTAGGTCCTCCACGCCTAGGTCTCACACACCTAGGTCTCACACGCCTAGGTCCTCCTCGCCTTCTGGTGGCTCCTCTAAGGCGAAGCAGAAGGAGAAGTCGCCCGCCGAGCTCTTCAAGGACTTCCTGTCGCGCCTTTCCACTGCGATGAAGGAGAGCATGGAGAAGTGGTGGAAGTCTCGTTCTGCGAAGGATAACTACCATTCGCAGCTCAACACGATGAGGAAGAAGATCGAGGACGCCCGCAAGACTATTGCGGATGCCAAGAAGTCGATCGAGGACCTCAACACGACCCTGTCGGAGCAGCAGCAGCAGCTCAGAGATGCTACGTACTTCAATGAGATCGCGAAGAAGTATGGTGACAAGGAGCGCATTCAGTCCACTCAGACTGATATCGACAAGGCGAACAAGGGCATCAACGACACCAAGTCTCAGATCGCTGACAAGGAGAAGGAGATCGCGGAGGCTCAGAAGGGCATGTTTGCTCTTCAGGGCTACACGCAGGCTGCCATCGAGAACAGGGCTGCATTGAAGCAGTTGCAGTCCACCATGATGGAGATGATCGAGGCCTATGCCGCTACGGGCGCCTCGAACGAGCAGGTTGCGGCCTATGCGCGTCAGCTCAAGGAGGAGTTCATCAACCAGGCGGTTCAGATGGGCTTCAACCGAGGTGAGGTCACCGAGTTGGCCGGCGGGTTCGATAGCCTGGCGTCCACGATTCAGAGCGTTCCCCGTTCTGTCGAGGAGAACGTCACCGACAATGGTACTGCCGCGGCGACTCAGCAGGCTATTGAGGATGTCGCCAATGGCGACTACGGTCCAGCGGAGATTCCGACTGAACTCGATGAGCCTTCCGCGGCTGCTACTGGTGGGGCTCTTGATGATATGGCTGAGCCCCGCGAGGCGGAGTATCACCCTGATGTTGATCGCGACGCTCGGGGAATGGTTCTCAACCAGCTCGATCAGATCAAGAACGGCGAGAACGCCAATGCCGAGGGTCGGCCCACGATGTTCGTTCCGAAGGTTGACGAGCAGGGAGCTGCTCGACTCAATACGAGGATGAACGAGCTCGCCTACGACATCTATGTCAAGTATGTTCCGAAGGCCTCTCAGGAGGAGTACGACGCGACCAAGAACTATTTGGAGGAGCTCGGTAAGGATGAGAACAAGCAATACCTCCCTGAACTGAATGCCGAGGCGTTCGGGCTCACCCAGGAGGAGTTGGACGCGATGGCCGAGCCTCGCGATGCCAACTACAACTCCGATGTCGATGATGCCACTTACGAGGCGGCTAAGGCGAAGCTCGATGAGAACGCCGACGACCGCCCGGCCATCTTCAACCCGGACGTCAATGAGGGCGACAACCAGCAGACCAAGGAGGAGCTCGACGAGACGGGCGAGCCTCGTGAGGCGGAGTACAAGCCTGACGTCAATGAAGGTGATAAGAACAACACTGACAAGGAGCTTGACGAGACCGCTGAGGATCGTGACGCGGAGTACGAGCCCAAGACGAACGAGAGTAAGAAACGCTCCGTCACAGAGGCTCTGGATAAGGCTGCGGAGAACAGGAAGGCCAACTTCGAGGCAAAGAAGGACGAGGGTTCCTACTGGGGCGTCATGCAGTCCTTCTCCCAGCTGGCTGCGACACGTACAGTCCAGTTCGTCGCGCAGCAGGTCGGCTCGGCCTGGAACACGGTAAAGTCCTGGTTCCACAATGGCGGTCAGATTCCGGCGTACGCCAATGGCGGTCCGATCCGGACCCGTGTCGGAATCGCACTGGGCGCCCCGATCGGCGGGTTCGCCGGGGGAGGCCCTGCTGGCGGGATGATCCCGGGCAACCCAGGCGGGAACTACCACACGGACAACCTACTCGCGATGAATCCGACAGGCTCCCTGTTCGCGATTCGTAGCGGTGAGTACGTCATCAACCGCAGTGCTGTGGAGACCTATGGCTCCGGGATGTTTGACGCAATCAATGCCAGGCGCTACGCCCCGTCCGTGTCGTACTCTGGCGGGGGCATTCCGCGAGGTGGAGTGGACCTCTCCTCGCGGACCATCGCCGCGCTCGCCCGGTCCATGTCGAGCATGATCACACTCGATGGGCGCGTTATCTCCAACTCCGTCAACGGATACAATGCGGTTAACGGACAGAGGGGGTCGTATTGATGGCAGTCCTGGACAACCGATGTGTGCTGGGAGTAGGAAACAAGAATATTGTTCTTCCGGCTCCGGCTAAGGACGCTGCTATTCAAGCAACGCCTTGGGGGCAGGTCACCCAGCTCGTCAACGGGGCGAACGGGATGACGCCCTCGCGATTTGCCGCGAAAGCATACAAGCTTTCCTGGAACGTGATGTCCTCGGCGGACTACGTGGCGCTCATGGACCTGATCTCAACAGCGGGCTCGAACCCTGTTCGGTACGTGGACTGCTTGAACAGACCGGACCTCAACGTCCTGTCGCCCTTCCTCGGGAAGCCATTCCTTCTGGTGGACACCCTGTCGCCCATCGCCTTCGCGAAGGATGGTACGGTGCTCGCCCAGATGGACACCCGATCGGGCGATGGTCCGGAGTTCGCACTGCGAATGACGGGCAAGACCACGACGGCCTCAGCCTCTTACACGGAGACCATATTGATTCCCCCGGGCTACACCTTCTACGTGCAGACTGTCGGGGACGACACGCAGAAGTTCGTGTTCAAGGATGGTTCTCCACTGCCTCCGTACGAGACGAAGATCGTGCCGAATGACACGGATACGGTGCAGCGTGCGACTATCACGATCAAGCCCGCGGAGGCAAACGGATCGGGTCTACTGCACTGGGTGCGCGGTGTGCTCGATGCAGGCTCCGGCTACTCGGACCTCGATCCTCACGCCCCTTGGTCGCTGTTCACCAACCCGGAGATGAGCCCCGGAGGGGTACTGATCGGTGAGGACACGAATGAGCGCGCCCCTGTCGGCAATGCCAGGCTGTTGAACGTCCGGGACCACTACATACCAGAGGAGTACTATTCTGCCCTGAAGGGCGGGGACAGGATCGACATCGAGGTGAAGGCCAAGACCCTCAAAGGCTCGAAGGCCTTCAAGGGTGGTGTGAGATACCTCAAGGAGAATGGCACCTCAGGGCTCACCGATGTCGGTCTCCAGAAACGATCCGAACTCGGGGATGGCTGGGCTCAGTGGTCCGGTGGTTGGACGGTGCCTGCGGACGCCGTGAAAGCCGGGCCGTGGCTGCACATCGACCAGGACGCCTGGACCCCGGACACTCAGATTCTCATCTGCGACCTGCACGTGAAGAACACGTCCTACCAGCAGCGCCTCAATTCCGGGCCCGACATCACGTCCTACGCCCCGCCGATGGGGTTCACGACGATGATGGTTGATCCGGGCTCGATCCAGGTCGAGTCCAACAGGAGGTTCCATAAGGTTGAGTTCTCGGTGAAGGAGGTCTGGCCGTGGCTGTGAGATTCACCGGGGTTGACAACTCCACGGTCTCCTCCTGGTCCGTCGCGGAGGACGCCACCTCGCTCGACAGGGGCGCCTCGGACTCCGGGGTCCCCCAATTGCAGGTGCAGGGCGTCGGCTACCAGCCGGGCCTCATGTCGATGCTTGGACAGAGCATGACCGTGATCTCGAACGAGTACGGTTCGACCGAGTTCCGCATCACGGACATCGAGGGCACCGAGTCGGGCTGGACTCTCACCGGAGGCTCGCCTCTGTCGGCGCTCGTCCAGGCGGGCACCATCCCCAGCATGACAGGTCAGCCGTTCGAAGCCATCATCGAGATGTTCTTCAACGCTGTCGGGATCAAGCGCTCGCAGTACACACTGGAGATCGACCAGGCGCTCCTGAAGGAGAAGTACGATGTCCCCGCTCAACGTGTCGTCGTATGGCAGGCCATGAAGCAGTGGCTCAGTGCTAACGAGATTGACATGTCGTGGGAGGTCGGTAAGCTCAAGTTTCAACCACTCCGCAACCGGATCATGTATGTGAACGATGTGACATCGAGTTACAACCTCACGATGAGTTCTTCGCAGAAGGTGAAGAACATTGACGTGAACGTCTATCACCGCATGGCGTTCCGACACGATGTGATCTGGCCCCCGAAGCCGTTGCTCTACCCAGATGCTAAGACGACGTTCGGGCAGACCGACACGCCCGTGATCACGGTGAACGCCGGCGAGCAGACGGTGACCACGCTCCAGCTTCCTTGCGAGGTATCGTCCGTGCGGCAGCCCCGCCAGGTCATGGCGATCCCTGTCGTCAACAAGGCTCCGCTGGTGGACAACCAGAACACTCCTAACGGCATCTACATGGTCGTCGGGAAGGACAACAAGGCGATCACCCCTGCTCAGTGGCAGGACATGGGCGGGGGCCTTGAGGTGCGCCTCAACAAGGACAAGCGTTCTGTTGATGTCATCGTCACTGGCATGTTGTTCGAGGAACTCAGCCCCTTCCGCATCTGCGAGTCCGATGGGAAGACCGACTACAACGGTCTGTTCCTACTCGGGGAGAACGGCACCTACGTCGATATCGAGACCATACCCTTCCACACCGGCACGCCCGGGACGGATGAGGAGCAGACGATCGATAATCAGTGCATCACCACACGCACCCAGGCCTACCACGCTGCTCAGTGGACCGCAGACCAGTACAGCGGCCACAGTATGAGTGCGACATGGCAGGGCCTCAATCCGCTCCGGGACACCGAGCCTAACGGGGAGCGTCAGGTCTTCGGCCGCCTCGCAGGGGTTCGGTACAAACAGGATGGGCACTGGTGGCGCGTATCGAACGCGTCCCTGTCAGATAATAATGCTCAGTTGACCGCTACGAGAGATACGACACTGGGAGACGTTCAACGAGTCTACCCAAAGGTTCGAATGATGTCCGGGGGCGGTCGAACTCTCAGGGAGATCAGCGACAGGGGGATTCTATGAGCCGGGACTACGAGGGTCACCTGTACCCTGCACCGAACGTTTCGAAGCAGACACAGTCCTGGACTTGCGCGATCGAACGTAAGATCAACCGGCTGGAGCAGCGCACGGGCGATGCCGTCGCCACCGCGAACAACGCGGCCAACCGCTGGGCCCCTATGGCTGGCGAACTGGCAAAGATGCGCGATCGCCTCGACGACACAGAGGCGATCGAGCGCGTGTCGCGCCTGGCTCAGGATGCGGTGACTTGGTCCACGCGCCCTCCGGTGAACCGTACTCCCGGGGTGCAGAAGGAGAAGCCTGACTACCCGCTCCACCCCAACGCGGTCTGGTACGTCTACGTTGGCGACAAGAACAACGTCACCGAGATATGGCGCTGGGAGCAGGCCTCCATGAAGCGCGTCGGCGACAAGGCTGAGAACTTCAAGCTCGACATGGCCGGGCGGTGGGTAAGACAGACCTACGGCACGGGTACGCTGGGCGAGGGCGCTGTCGATTTGAAGAACCTCTCCAAGTCTTTGTCGGATAACCTGGAGGAAGCACACAACGGCGTCGTCCAGCTTCAGAAGCGTGCTGATGAGGCCGACAAGAAGTACGACAAGACCAAGGCCGACCTTGAGAAGCAGATCAAGGACATCAAGGAGAAAGCCGGTAGTGACGGTCGTGTGATCGTCTCACCCAACGAGCCCGCCGGCGCCGACCGTGTCGAGGGCAACCTGTGGATCAACACGGCGGATGGGAAGAATCGTCCGTACCGCTACGACAAGGCGACGGACAAGTGGGTCGAGATCAAGGATCCGGACATAGTCGAGGCCGCGCAGAAGGCCGCCCAGGCGCAAACCGAGGCAAGCAAGGCCTTAAAGAAGGCCCAGGACATTGAGGACATGGCCACTGCGGCCAAGCTCGCTGCGGAGAACGCCCAGAAGAGCGCGGATGGTAAGAACACCATCTTCTACACGCCTGAGAAGCCGACGCTCCAGGGGCGCAAGCAGGGCGACCTGTGGTTCGACACGGATGACGGCTACAGGATGTACTCCTATGACCAGTCCCGTCAGGACTTCGTGGATGTCACCCCCAAGACATCCATGTCGGATGAGGATCGTGCCGCGCTGGAGCGCCTTCGTTCAGGCACCTCGGATATCCTCGACGCCACCTTCCCTGTCGCCTGGACCACGGCCGCGACGCCGTCGAACTGGCGTATTGAGACCAACTACCCGGGACGCTACCACTGGGTAGGGGGCGACACGTCCGGCGGGGCTCGACGTCTGTTGATCCTTCCGCCGAAGGTGAAGCGCGCCACGAAGAACGACACGTACACTTTCGCGTTCTCGCTGAGGAATGAGGCCACCCAGACCGCTCAGTTCCAAGTAGGCTTCGACTTCTACTCAGACAACGCGTGGAAACGGAACGTCAACCCGAGCCCCAACATCTTCGTGGTTCCCCCGGACGGGCAGTCGCATGTCTTCAAGACGACCATCGTTGCGGCCTACGACCCTAACAACCGGGAGAACGTGGTAGTCCCTTGGATCGACGGCCTGTCGTCTCTGGCCAACAGTGTATGGCTCATGGGCGTCGAGATGACGAACAACGACAATCTCCAGGCCCGGCTCGCTCAGGCTAGCCAGGGCGTCGCTGATACGTTCAAGCGCATTGAGGGGCAGGTTCTCACATCACCTTACCCACCTTCGAAAGGTATCGTTAATACTTCTGTATGGATGTCTCCCGACGGTAAACTGTTCCGCATGAGGAAGGCCGGAAAGGAAGACTGATGCCTTACGATCGGAATGCGAACTGGGTCGATGGTGAAGGCGCGCAGGCCACACCCATCACCGCAGTCAAATTGAACAAGGTCGAGGACGGTCTCGTCGCGGCGTCCAAGAATGCCGACACCGCAGTGGCCAAGGTCACCGAGAACAAGGCGGCGATCGACAAGGCGCAGAAGACTGCGGACGACGTGACGAAGACCGAGGCCCAGCACTGGCAGCAAGCCAACAACCTCTTCGCCACTACCACTGCGCTCAAGGCTCTGGAGCAGCGCCTCGATGAGCTCAAGGCCGCAACGGAGCTCGGCAAGATCATCGATGGGATCAAGCAGTTCTACGTGGGTCGCATGGACTCCGGCCCCCTGGTCCCTGTCGGCGCCATCCTTGCGTGGGCGGGCGTCACAGCGCCGGACAACTTCGCGCTCTGCGACGGGCGGCAGATGGACCGCACGGCGTACCCCCAGTTGTACTCGGTGATCCAGAACATCTATGGCGCATCGGGCAACTTCTTCAAGCTCCCCGACCTCAAGGGCCGTGTCATCGTCACCAGGGACCAGGGAAACGCGCAGTTCGTCAATCTCAACAACCTCGGCGGGGAGGCCCAGCACACCCTGTCCCTCGATGAGATGCCGCGCCACAGTCACGACATCGGTAACCCGAACGTTGCGAACTGGCGCGACATGGGCATCTGGGGATCGAATGTGTCCGGAGGTAACCAGTGGAACATCGCCTCGGGTTCCTCCGAGGGCTCTCTCGGTAAACTCTCGGCCTTCGACACTGGTGGAAGTCGCCCACACAATAACATGCCTCCGTACATCGTGCTGAACTACATCATCAGGATCAAGTGATCCTATGGGTTCGTACGAGTACATAACGTGGCCCGGGGACAAGACGACTCCGGGCTCTGATCTGTTCCCTGGTTGGAGCCCCACCGCGCATAACTCGAAGGTCGTGCACGGGATGAACGGCGCGGAGTGGGTCGAGGTTGATAGGAACCAGGACCCCGAAGCCTACAACATCGCAGCTCACGCAGATCAGACCCGTAACGACATCCTCGCCATGGTCCGACAGGATGGGGGCCGTGTCTTCTACTACGACGGCTCGGGCTACCCTCCTCTTCGCGGCTACAACCCCGGGGACACTGCCCGTGGTCGTGAGAAGACGACGGGTTCCATCCTTGTCGAATACAGGTGGAACGGCCTGGAGTGGATTCAGCAGCGCCTCACCGACGGTATGATCACCTCGCTCGATGTTGGTAAGCTCACGGCGGGCACGGCCAACATCCAGAAGGTCGTTGCCGACACGATCTGGGCTGGGATAATTCAGGCGAAGTCCATTGTCGCCAACAAGATCACCGGTGATCTCATCGAGGCGAACACGATCCGTGGGGATCACATCGCGGCGAACTCGATCTCGGCCGAGAAGTTGCAGACTGGCTCCATCACAGCAGAGTCCGGCGTCATCAAGAGCCTCGACGCTGGGAAGATCACCACCGGGTTCATCAACGGTCAGCGCATTGCTGCTCGATCCATCACTGCTGCTCAGCTCGCGGCCGGCTCGATCACGGCCGATAGTGCGGTGATCGACTCCATCAGCGCGTCGAAGATCACCACAGGCACCTTGAAGGCGTCTCTGTTCGATGCTGACACGTTGAGGGGTCAGACCTTCATCGGTGGGCGGTTCATTGGTGGGGACTTCCTCCTCGATCCGGAGACCTCAAGGCAGGACATGAGGTTCGGTCGCTCCAAGGCCGTGCCCTTCAAGAACGAGTCCCGGGAGTTTACTCGCGAGGTCATCGGCATCTCCGCGTTCAGCCCCACTACGGAGCAGCCCATCCTCGCCCTGGGCGTTATCGGTGACGACGATCCCGCGCTAACCCTGTACGGCCGGCAGTTCACCGACGGGACCCGCTACTTCTCTCAGCTCAGCCCGGGCCAGTTGTACCTGGGTGGGGTCAATGCGACTGGAACCCCGACCTGGTCCTACATCCGGCAGTCAGGCCAGGATTTGGCTATCTCCACACGGCAGGAGAACGTCAACACGCCCCTGTCGAACCTGCTGATGTCGCCCACTCACTTCTACGCTGCGGGCAACTACAGAGGCTCGACCCCGAAATGGATGTTCCACCTGACCACGGGAGGTCACCGCTCAGACATTCTCTGCGACGGTGATCTGCACATTCACGCTTCTGCCGGTTACTCGGTAAACATCGACTCGTACATCCATTCGAGGTTCCCGATCACCCAACTCAACTGGGGTGCTGGTGGCAACGAGGTGAACGTTTTCCGGAAAACCGAGATCAACGGTGATCTCCACGCCACCGGTCGCATCAGCGCAGATCACGGGAAGAGCTTCGTCATTCGTCATCCGACGAAGGACGACCACATCCTGGTTTACACCTGTACTGAGTCACCCTACAACGGGATCGAGTACTGGGACAACTCCACGATCCCGGAGAGCGGGGAGATGACCGTCGAACTCCCCGAGTACTTCGACAAGCTGCACGATGAAGATGTCCCGACGTCGGTATTCACCTCGAACGGAGTGAAGGTTCTCGGCCCTGTCGAGGGCGGCAAGTTTAGGGTCTCGGGCGAGGCGGGCACCTGGTTCTCCTGGCAGGTCAAGGCTGCTCGAAGGATACCCTGGGCGTCTAAGATGGACGCAGAATGCACTGAAGAGGATGCCATCAATAAGTACGACTTCTCAGAGAGACACATAGAAGGGTTGCCACGGTGGGAGCAATAGACAGCAACGGAGTCTACAAGTACTCCTCCGAGGACACGGTCAACACCTGGGAGAACTTCCTCAACCTGGGCATGAACTCCGTGTCGAATGCCATCCAGAACCTCCGGTACAACGGGGTCTACTGCGTGACCAACATCCAGGGTGCCACGACCAAGCGCATGGAGCTGGAGCGCACAGGCCTCAAGCCAACAGGAGACAACCCGTTCCTCTTCTACCTGAAGAACAACGGAAAGTTCATCACCTGGGACGGTGCCGCCTGGAAGATGAACGGCGACTCCATCGCCTCCTGGATGGTGAACGGCAATGAGACCTTCACTCCGGCAACACCCTGCTACGGGAAGATTCTGTGGGGTCAGCAGGGTGAGGAGTCCAAGTTCCGACAGGAGATGGGTGTCTCCGTCCTGAGGATCACTGAGTGGTCCTACTACGGGAACGATCAGACCACGGACTCGGCCTTCGCCTATCTGCCGTTGAAGAACACCTACACCGGCGTCGCAGTGACCCTGATCACTAATGGTAACGCGGAGGAGTGGCCCGGCGCTTTCAGCGCGGACAACAACAACTGGCACCAGTTCGCGGAGAAGGATGGCACGATCAAACGGATCAGGATCATCGTTCCTCGCGGCATCGTCGGTCATCTGATCACGACGAACTACGTCATCTACGGGTGGGTCAAATGAACGCCTACGTCGCCGCTCCACCGTGGCAGCGTCACCTCGACAGGTCCTCCCGCGCCCTGTCGTACGGCTCCCTGTCGGCCTACGCTCTGTCGCGCCTGCACGGGCCCCGGCACTTCATGGACATCCCCGAGCTCGCACTGCACTACCATCTGTTCCTGTTCCTGGGGATTTTCGTTACGGCCCTGTTCGCTATGATCTTCGTCCTTCGGCGCTTGTCGCAGTTCGAGTACGTGGCTCTCACGCCGCTCCTGGGCTTCATGGCCGCCAGCGGTATCATTGCCCTGAACGGTCCCGGGTCCCGACCCCATGCTGTCCTCCTATGGGCTCTGTGGTTCTTCTTGGTTGCGCGGTGGAACGTCCTCCACTCTGCTGTGAAACGTGCCCGTTCTGTCCAGGACGCGAAGGATGCGATCGAGCGGAGGGCCTGACGTGAGCGCCACAATTACATCTGTCGTTGCGCTCATCACAGCCCTCGCCGCTTCCATCCCCCAGATCATGAAGGTGCTGGCCGACAGGAAGCGCGGCATCCGCGAGGCCGAGCTCCAGAAGTCCAAGCAGGACGCCGAGTACTGGAACAACGCCCTGAAAACCAAGGACGTGATCCTCGATCAGTACAAAGCCGAGCTCGCGAGGTTGTACAAGCGCGTCGCGGAACTTGAAGCTGAACTCGATGAGGAGTAACGAAGAACCCCCTGGTTGCCGCCAGGGGGTTCAACGTGCAAACTACCAACACGCTTCCGGTTGATGGTATCACTCGGTCGGATCGATGGCCTTGGTCAGGTACCACCTCGCTTTCTCCAAATCCTGCTTCCTGTCGTCCTTGCGTCCGGCCCGAAGCAGGTACTTACCAACCTGCCACAGAAGCGGGTCCTTGTCAAACGCGGCCATGAGCACGTGGAAGACTTCGACGTCGCTGACGTTCTCGACCTGCTTCGACAGGGCCCCTCCCAGCCATGAGTAATACTTGGGGGCGTTCACAGCGTCATCCCTCTGCTCGGGCTTGGAGTCGGAGACTATCTGCTGCAATGGCATCCTCGCGTAGCCAGCGCCAGCGCAGACAGCTCCGTGCGTATTGACACGAATGTAGTCGTCGATCACCAGGTTGCTCTTGTGTGCGCTCCAAGTACCAACGATGTCGTAGTCGGAGCTCGTGCTGTAGGTCTCGGGCTCAATGGCGAACTCAGTGAGTCCGTACTGGACGATGCGCATCTGTCGAATCATCTCGAGGACATCGAAGTCCGTGACGACACACCGAGTCTTGCGAGCGAAAGCATAACCGTTGAACCATACACAGCCGACAAGATCGTCTGTCTTGTAGTCGATGGTGATGAAGCACGGCAGGTTCGCGAGGCTGAAATCGTAGCGGTAGCCATATGGGAGGCCCCCGATGTCGATCTTCTCCTGTCCCGACTCAGGTCCGAACTCCTGATCGCAAATCTTTCGGAATGCGTCGAACTTAGTTGACATGACGGCCTCCCATCCGTGCCGCCAGGTTGGCATCGTGGCACGTCTTGATTGAGTAGTAGTAGAAGTGGCGTGCGGCGTCACGCACGTCATCAGCGTCCGGACAACCAACAGTCTTGCCTGTGGGCCAGAAGCCCAGGGCCTTGAGCGCCTTGTCGGTGATGACACCCTTGGCCTGTCCGGGGGTCTGCCAAACGATCCGAACGTTCGGGTTCCAGGCTGTCGCGCAGTACGACAGGGCGCTGTTGACCTTGACGGTGGTGAGGTCCGCACGGAACTTGTTGTTCGGTCGCAGGTCGAACTGCTCGATGACGAGCGTGGTCGGCTCAGACGTGAGCTTGGTGAGAAGCTCGGTGACCGTGTCCTCCCAGCGGTCGTGCTTGAACTGTCCGAAGTCGAGAATCTCGGAGCCTTCGGAGTACGGGTCGCTGGGCTGCTCCCCCAGAACCCATCCTGTCGAGACCCCGGCATCAACAGCCAGGATTCGTTCACTCATCGGTCTCCTCTTCCTTTCCGATCACCTTGTTCACTGACGTGTACCGGGTGCTGTACGAGTGGAATCGGACGTTGACCTCGGGGAACTCCCAGGTCACCTTGCACAGCCCCTTGTTGTTGGGTGGCTCGATGTCGATGAGAGTAGCCGCCAGTTCGACGGGCATGAGTACCCTCTCACCGATTTCGAGCGAGCCCAGGGCTTGCGGTTGTGTCTTGAACTTCATCGGTTCTCCTTCTTGTGTTCGTTGATCCAACGGGAGATCGCGGCGGATGCGGGTGGAACAGGCTGCCAGATGGCCCACAGTCGGCAGGCGTCTGCGATGACCTGGTCGCGCCCGGAATCCGTGGTGGCGTGGTTGTAGTTGTCTTCGAGAGTAGCGATGAAACGGTCCACGGCGAATGGGAGGTGCATCATCGGAGCTCCGTCTCGAAGGTGGCGTCCAGGTCCTTGTCGGAGTAGAACTCGACGTTCTTGTCGGGCCAGATCACCATCCACTGTCCGTAGAAGAACTCGGGGTCACGGAGGCTGACACCGTAGCGACGGGCGATGGTTCGAGCCGCCTCGATGGAGCGCTCCTCGATCTTGATGGCCCAGCAGGTACGCGGACGGGGTCGAACGAATCGTTCGACAAGACGGTCGTCGGGGCGGGCGGGGTAGTGCATTGGTCAGTCCTTCCGGTATCTCTGTGTTGTGTAGCCTGCGGCTTGGATCGGCAGACCTTCTGCCCAATCCGGGGTGTCGCACATAAGCGAGGATAGTCTCTCAACGGTCAATCCGCCAGCGGTTTCTGTAACGATCTCGTCGTGAACGTGTGTAACCGTTCGGAATCCGGCTCGTTCGACATTAACGAGCGCATGGGTGAGCAGGTCTCGGCCGATGGCCTGGATGATGTTCTCGACCTGTGTGGGACCCCCAACGATTCGACGCTGCGTTCCATTTCCCACCACGGCATCGCAGACCCATGCCCTACGACGGTAAGGCAGCGGCTTGCCGTTGCGGTCCTTGGGTTGGACGTACTCGCGCCGGCAGTTGTGATAGACGAGCGCTCGCCCTGAGGGCAACCAGACGTAGCGGTCGTTGCCCACAATCTCGACATCCACAGGGATTCGGTTCGACGCAGGACCACCCCTGTCGAAGGCGGTATGCACCTGCTTCCACCATGACACGATGTGCGGGTGCGCGACGCGCCAAGTCTCGACCAGGGAGGTGAGTCCGGCCCAGATAACATCATCAGGTGTGCCCTTGGGGTAAATTTTCGCCCCGCCGAGGTTGAGGAGCGCTCCTGCTCCTCCGCCGAAACCGCAGTTGTGAACAAGCGAGTCGGAAACGGTGAAGCGGTGCCGCGAGCCGGCGTTCAAGATGTCATAGACTGCAATCGTCGTTCGATCCCACGCCAGTTCTTGCGCTTCTCCTTCACAGCCAGCCGCGCCTGCTCGATGATCTGCGTCCGGGTGAACCCCTCGCGAAGCTTCTTCCGCACAACGCCTTCCGCGTAGGGCCACTCCTCGGGTCGGTACTCCTCTAGAATTGTGATCTGTCGGTTGGCTAAGTTCTGCTTCCGCGTAGCCCACCGTAGGTTCCCCGGTGCATACCCCCGGTTGTTGTCCACGCGATCGAGTTCGTACTTCGGAGGACGTTCGCCCAGATTCTCCAGAATCCAGAGCCCCGCCTCGGCCACCGATGGAAAGTCGAAGGTGATCCCACGAGCCCCGTACTGAGTCCAGGCCGGATCGTTCGGGTTCGTACAACGCTGCTTGGCTGCTGTAAGAATCTGATCGAGATACCTCGGGAGGGTTCGCTGGCTGCTGCAAGACTGACAGCCCTTCGAGCGGCCCAAACGCAGACTCTCCAGGTTCGACCACTGCTGTCGCCCACAGCCTGTGCACTCGGTCAGCATCATCGGTGTGTGCCAACCCTTCCGGGTGTAGCGCACTTCGGAGTTGATGATCTTCACCCAGCCGTATTGGAGTCCCACCCGATCCGGCGCGTATGAGACGTGCTCCGCAAGCGGCGGCGTGGTCGAATCGTACCGTCCGAGGTTCCCCTTCGATCGAGGCCCATACTTTGTGATCCGGTGTTGCGGTGAGGCCGTCATAATTCATCACTTCTTTCTGTCCTTTGTAGACGACACCTTCATGCCGCACAAACTCTACCCCATCCCACACCTTGTCTGCAATACCAACGTTCTCGATAGGTACCAGGCCTCGGTCCGTAAGAACCAGAGACCCCTCAGCGATGCAACCGAGAGTAGCGGATTTCCCGCGCTGCCGATCGAATCCGGCCTTCTCACCACCCATGCGCTCAGCGGTGGCTACGTAGATGTCCTCACCGTTGCGGAAGGATTCCAGTACGCTGTCCTCGCCAGCAGCCCATGCGGTGAGGCGGGCCTCGATCGCGCTGTAGTCCGACACGGTGAAGGGCCCCATGAGCAGCGGACGCACGAGCTTCTTGAGGTCCTCGGAGCCGATCTCGACACCGGCCAGGAGCTTGTCGATCGCAACCTGCTCCGCCTTCGTGTCGTGCTCGCCTTCGGCGTCGGTGAAGTGATCCCTCGGAAGATTGTGCGGGCTCAGTGTGACCCCCGTCATCCTACCGGTGTTAGCATTGCTGTACTTGATCGTCCCACGCAACCGACCATCCGAATTGGTAGAGTCCTGAGCGATGACATATTTGGTAGCAGCTGACAGAGCCGCCAACTGCTTGCGCTCAACCGCTTCGCGAACATCATCGGGAAGATCATCTCGTTCCAGGAGCTCAGCGACATGAGCCTTGTCGATGGACTCCATCTCGAAGCCCTGCTCAGCGAGCCAGCCCTTGAACTGCTGAACGCTGTTCGGGTTGTCCAGCCTTGTGATCTCCTTGATACGAGCCAGGTCGCTAGCCTTGTTCTTCTCGTACTGACGGTGGGCTGCTCCTGCTAACGCGGTATCAATCTTGATGCCCCTGTCGTTGATCTTCGTAGCAGTGATCCAGGCCTCATACTCCTCGGCGGAGGGGAATCCCTTGCCGAGCCGGTAGATGTTGTCCCGCATCGAGATGACGTCCTGTCGGTTGTACTCGACATAGGCGTCCCAATCCGAAGGGCGCTCCTCGGGCCGCGTGCGACCGCCTTTGCGGTTGGGCACAGAGAACATATTGATGAGACGGCCGCCCGCCTCGTCCTTGGCCTCGCCGCCCACGACCTTGCAGAAGCCCTTCAGTGAACGGGGGTAGCCCCACAGCGAGGCGAGTACAGCCGTGTCGATGTACTCCTCGGGATCAATGTATGTGCCGACAGGAAGGCCCTTCAGCGCACTGAAGTTGATCCGCTCGAAGTCGCTGTTGTGAGCAATCTTCTTCACGGCTGGATCGAACAGCCCGGGGATCGCCCTGATCTCCTCGTGTCCGTAGGCGGTGTGAATCTTACCCATGCCGATGCACCATGAGCAGATGAGGATCATCCACTCCTCATCCTCGACGTAGCGGTAGACGGTGTTCTTCTTCAGATCGACACGCGAGTAGGTCTCGATGTCGAGGTGGAGCTCGGTCCCATCAAAGATACTCTCAAACCCGAAGGAGTTCTGCGAGCGGCCCTCGGTTCGGGCGGCCCTGTCGATCTGGTCCAGGGTCCACAACCCAGGTGCACCGAAGGCCCCCACGGTGAACCTCTCGCCTGGGGTGGCTCGCTCCTGCACGTCGATTGGTCCCTTGATGCCTGCGTCCTGCTTGGCCTGCTGGAGCGCAGCGAACTGCTCGCCCGTCAGGCCGTTGACGTTGGGTACCAGTATCTGCACGGTTCTCTCCTTGCTGGTTCGGTTACAGTTGTATAGTACACAGCAAGAACCCCGGGTCGCAACCCGGGGTTCTAACAGTTCAGGCTCGACGTCCGAGAGTCAGCAGCTTCATCTTCGGTCGTTTCGCCTTGAGATCGACAGAGGTGTAAGGACTCCCGTCTAGGTTGGTGAGTTTCTCCTGCAATCGACCGGAGCGCTGTCCGGCACGGATGGTCTCATCCACGCGCTTCGGGGTGTCGAACTTACGAAGGAGCCTGTCCTCCACGTCCTCGCGGCGCATCCTCTTCTCGGGTTGCTTTTCGAGGAGTGACTCGACTTCAGCGATGTCCTTGCTGATGCTGGAGTCCGCCGCACTCACGACAAAGGCCTCCTGACCCTTGAGATAGAACTCGGCCAGTCTGATCGCCTTCACCGCATGGCGGAGCTCGACACGGTGGGACGTCTCAGCGGCAGCGAGTAGGGCGGCCATGCGGAGCATGGAGAGTCCGAGACGCTCCACGCAGGGGTTCAGATACTCGCTGTACAACGGGTGGTTGGCCGCTAGGACTGCGCACTTATTGCCCGCCGCCTTGATGCGCTCCAGAGCGGCTTCGCTGAAGTTCATGAGCACACGAGCATCCTCACCGGCAACAGTGTAAGGCTCCAGCGACTCCCGCTCCTCGCGCCACAGGTACTTAGCCTGCATAAGTTTCTGGAGGCACCTCAAGAACATCTGGTCCTGGACCTGGAGCTCCTCATTGTTCTCGTCCGACAGGATGCGGATATCATCCATGAGCTCCTCGGGTTTGACGACCTTGGGCTCGGGCAGAACGATCAGGCATCGGGGAATGAATCCGGACTTGATCTTTTCTGTCTTCAGATTTCTGGCGACCTGGTCCAGGATTCCCATGCCGAGGATCGACAGGGAGAAGGGCGTCTCCGGACGGTACTCGTTACCCTTCTGCCTCCTGGCCTGCGAGGGGACGTAGCCGTCGTAGCACTTGGTCAAGAAGCCGACCTCGCCGTCCATGTACGAGCCGGAACGCATGGCGCGGGCGAACAGGTCCTGAATCTCGTCCATGACGACGAGGATGGATGAGTTCGGCCTGGCCCCGCAGTACTGAGCCAAGGCCTCGGGGGTGTGATCCTCCGGCCCTATGAGGTCGGTCTCGAGCTCCTTGCCAATACGGCGGAGGAAGCGCTTTGCATAGCCCGCAGTCGTAGATTTCTTGTCTTGTGTCGTCCGACCCAGGATGAGAGTGAACAGGTTGCAGCCCAGCACACCGAATCCAGTGCGGATACGAATTTCGGAGCCCAGCACCGCGGCCAGGACCGACATGGATGCAGCGTAGTTGAATTGGATCGAGGTGCGCTCCGACATGTGCTGCATGTAGTCGGCCAGAGCGTCCACAACAGTATCCTCAGGCACGTCATCAGCTGCATCGATCAGGTGCACGTCGTTCCAGAAAAGGCCGCCCTGCTCGTCCTTGAGGCCCGGCAGGTGCCGAACTACCTCGCCGCCTCTGAGATGCTCCAGAGCGAAGGCGTCCGCAAGCTCCATCTTGGTGGTCTGGTCATCGTCCCACCGAGCCTTGTCGCGCTGGAGCTGAATCCACAGGTCGCTGTCCGGACGGCCGTCGCGGCGGAACTTGTTGCACTCCGCCGACTTCATAAGGGAGAAGACCTCCGCGAGTTCCAGGCCGGACTCGAAAAGGTAGCACTCCAATGAGTACATGAGGGCGGACCAGTCGTCTGCGAGCGACGGAATATCGGAGAACAGGTCTGTCACGCGAGAGTCGTTCACCTTGGTGATGATCGCAATCGCATCATCCATCGAGGTGTCCGGCATCTCTGCTATGAGCTCGACCTTCGGTGTGGTCGCAGGCGCGTACGACTCGGAGAATCGTTCGGACGAGTAGGACTCCATCTTCTCGTTGAATGAGACGGAGACCGGAACAGGAAGCCCGTACTTGGGCTTGGTGTTCATGGATCCAGGCACACGGAGTTTCTTTGCCAGGGACCAGCCGCGGTCCACGCCGTTGTCGGCATGCTCCTGGTAGACACCGCGATTGAGCTGCTCGATGTCCAGGTTCTCCAAGTCTTTGTAATCCGACAGGCGCCAGTAGGCGTGATAGTGCTCAGGGCTGGACTTCACAAGCACTGTCGGCTCCAGGTGCAGGGCCTCGGGCTCAAGCCCGTCGAGGTCCGCGTAGACGCTGGCAAGGCTCTTCACGTTACGCTTCGCGGCGTGTCGAGCGGACGACAGGGTCGAAGGCTTGTGGAAGATCATGGGTGACCAGTACACGTCCTGGTTTGCTCTGTCCGCCACGTACTCGCACATCTTCTCGGTCTCATCAGGCCAGTGGAACCACTGGCAGCGCGTAAGACCACCATTGGGACCCAGTGTCATGATGGGTACCCAGCCCTCTTCCTCAGGGAGGACTCGTGTGAAGAACTTAATCAGTGTTTTCATTGAAACCTCGATTCTGGCGAACGACTCGCTACTACGTTAGCAGCCCCCGACTGTTTTGTCGAGGGCTGCCAGCGTATCAGGATGTCGTTACATAAGCGTGATCTTCGCCGAGGAGGTCTTCTTCGGGTCGAAAACCAAGCGCTTCACCGAGTTCGAGGGGTTCCAGGTGTCCTGGACGAAGTTCCCGTTCTCGTCGGTGATGTACTCGCCGTTCTCACCCGTCTTGTAGACGGGCTGTCCGTTCTGGTCGAAGCGCTTACGCCCCTCGTCCACAGCGATGTCGAGCTCAGCGCCGACACCCTCCAGCCCAGCGACAACGGCCTCGACCGTGGCGTCCACCTGAGCGGGGGAGAGCTTGGCCTTGAGCTCAGCCGGGTTGTTCGGCCACTGGTCCGCGGCACCGAAGTACTTGGGCAGGTTGAAGTGAATCTGCTCCTTGCCAGTGCGCTTGTTGCGGATGGTGAAGACGGTGCGGTCGAGGACGGTCTTACCCGCCTCGGTGTCTTCACCATCGATGGTCCACTCCACGACGAGCATGGGCTTCCCACTGGACTTGGACTCGGTGATCTCAGCGGAGGAGACGTAGGCGTGGTGCTTGCCCGGCTTGATGAGCTCGAAGGCACCACCCTCGTGAGCGACGTCGAGGTCGGAAAGGTTGAGAGACAGCATGTTGATCCTCTTTCTGGTTGGTTGCTAGTCGGTCAGTTGGTCTTGCTCAAGGCCTGCTTGATGAAGCCATAGAACTTCGACATGGATGGGTTCCCGATGGCCTCGGGAAACCCGGTGATGCGCTGCTTGGTCAGAGTGGACTTCTCCTGAGTGAACAGCGCGGGCACGAGAACATCATCCCCCTTCTCGTTCTGAGTGTCAACCCAGGACATGTACCCGACGAAGTCGAACAGGGAAGGAAGCTTCCGGATGGACTTCTTGCCCTCAAAGGCTGGGGATACGAGAGTGACGCCCGTGACCTCGTTGGTCTCCCGCTCCGCGTGCGTGATCGCGATGAGCGACACGCCCTTGGCGTCCGACAAAGCCTTGATGATGGACCGCGGTGCCTCGTAGGCGGCGGCCCACGCGGCGAAGGTGTCCTTCGGATTGATGGTCTGGAAGTGCTGCACGACAAGCTCCTGAAGCTGATCAAGAGTGTCGATGACCACAGTCTTGAACGGGAACTCGCCCTTGTCGAGGGAGGGCTTGATCACATTCTCGAAGAGCTTGACGCAATCGTTCCAGGAGTCGCAGTGGACAATAGTGAGCTTGTCGAGGTCACCCCACTGTCCGAGCGGCATAGTGCCGTTCTCGAAGTCGATGTACAGCACGGGTGCCAGGTCCTCGCACTTCGAAGCCGTGGCGGCGAGCGAACTCTTACCTGTACCGGCCAAGCCGAACAGGAGCAGCGAGAACGTTGAGAGGTCCTCGGGCTGCACCTCCCTCAGGCCAGACCTTTTGAATAGGTCATCAAATGTGGACATTTGCGTTCAACCTCCGAAGATAACGGTTCCGATGACCAGAGCAACTACCCCGGCGAAGATGACGCTCCCGATGACGATGCCCTCCCCAAGTATGAGAAGCCAGTCGTCCTTGTCAGGGCGTCTGCGATTCTGTCGAGCGTGACGCACGTATCAGCCTTTCATGTAGTGGATCGGTCTGTACTTATTACAGTAGAAGCACTCGGGCGCAGTGTCAAGGTCTGTGATCAGATCGTCACTTTCGCGGGCCTTCTTGTAGATCAGGCCAGCACGCCCCAGGGCATAGATGGCGAGGTCCCTGTCGTAGGGCATCTGCAAGGCAGCCAGCTCAGACTCCACGATATGAACCGTGGCGTCCCGGGGCAGCAACAGAAGCGTGACGTTATTCACGTCGTAGCCTTGATCCTCCATACCCTTCCCGTACAGGCAGAGTTGGATGTAGTACTGGAGGAACTGCGCAGCCCCCTTCAGTTTCGTAATCAGGCCAAAGCCTCCCCACATCGCCTCCCGGTGCAGGTGCTCAAAGATGCCCTTCTTCTTTCGAGAGACGAGCTTCCAGTCCATCACATCCCCATCCTCGATGTCAAACCTGTCGAGCGTCCCCTTGATCGGGCCATACCCTCCGACATCACCGACATGGACCGGCTGCTCCACGAGGACTTTGGACTTCCACTCCAGTTCGTGACTGCGCTTCTCGCACAGCAGATGGAACGCAGTCCCGAGCAACGGAGCGATGGGCGTCTTGTCATTTTCACCTGGGCGCTTGATCCCCATCAGGTCCTCACCGAGACAAAGGTCACAGCACTTGCCTAGACCGGATGGTCCGACACGGCGCTGCTTGTCCCGCTCGGACCGTGCCGTCAGTAGGGTCCTCGCACGGTCAGTGGCTCCTGTAGAAGTCAAGAGCGTCCGCCTCCTCAATAGCTAACTGGGCCTCCCTGATGAGTTGGCTCATCACGGGGTCATCGGAAATCGTCTCGGCCAGGTCCTCAATGAACTCGATCCTCGGGTCCCCGATATGAACACGTTCGGTTACCAAGTACGGTCCTCGGATCGCGGCCTCCAGTGCGTTCGGTAAGCTCTTGAAGGACCAGGAGACCTCGTTGATCTTGTCGAACCACACGTCGTATCGTTTCATAGGAAATCCTTCCTGTTGGCACCTTCACTCTACGAGGTTTCGGCTCCCGTGTCAAGGGAGGAAATCATCCTGCGAAACCGAAGTTTTTCGCGGGGTTTGGGCTCCCAACTCGTTTGGATTTTTCAGGAATCGGAACGCAGAACCCCTTGACCCTCCAAGGTCAAGAGGTTCTGGCTCCCGTCACTGCGAGACTCAACTCACATGGAAGAGTAGATCGGTCGGATTCTTCACCTCCGTCAAGACCTCGCCCCGCCAGGCCTCGATCTCGGCCCGATTCGCCAGATGGAAGACGGTCTTCATCTTGACGTCCTCGATGCGAATCCGAACGAGGAACACACGGAAGTCATCCGAGTAATCCGCGCCTCGCTTGACTGCATGGCCCAGTGTCGGTGAGAAGAACAGCCACGGATTCTCAGCACCTCGATTGGACCTCGGGATCGCCACCGTCGTCCCGGGCTCCCAGTGCGTGTCCTTGCCGTAGAGTTTCCCACTGTTCCCGTCAGCGTCTGTCGTCTTGTACACGAAGAACTCGTTATAGAGCGGGTCCGCAGGTGCAGCGTCCCTGATGAGAGCCTCGCGAGCGGCGTGGAAGAGGGAGGCGTCGTCATTCCTCATCCCGACGCAATAGAACCGTCCATCGCCAGTGACCTTCACCGTGCTCTCGTACATGACCGTAGCAAGCTCTGAGAACGACTTGATCTGCGCATTCGCGTAGGCGATGGCGTACGAGGAATCCAGGAGCACTCCAACAGAGGCCTGGTCGAACACACCGGTCGCACGATCAAACAGGGCCACGTTAGAGTACTTCACCAACTGAACATTCGACCTGTCGTACGCATGGACCTTGTGGCAGTGCCAAACCTCGGCGTGCGCACTGTCGAACAGCTCGACGTCGTCGCAATTCCAGAGCTCCACCCACGTATTCGACACGGCCGAGACGTGCTCGCAACCCTCGATCCGTGTAATAGAGTAGCCCTTGCCGTTGATGTAGACGTCTGACACGTTCTCGACTTCCGCAGAGAGGTCGCCGATGATGCAGAGCTGGCCGTTCCAGCCAGAAATTTCCACCTTCGCGTTCCCGGAACCGTTGAGAATAATTTCCTCAACGTGATCGGGCACGTCCGAGCCATCGATAATAAGATAGTCGCCTGGATCCACCCCCAATTTTTTGATCTTCGCATTCCCGAAATGCTTCAGCTTTTTTGGGTTTTCGGTCCAGCTGTTCTTCCCCGTAGACATGAAAATGTTACCTTTCTGTGATGGCCGGCGCGGTTGTAGTAGCGATCTGATGCTGGTAATGAGAGCCCAAAGATTCATCACCATACGCGACGATGGGCGGCGTATCGAGCTCGAGAATGGATAGTTGCGCAATAGCACAACCAACGGGAAGTGGCAAAGGGCGCGCAGAAACATTCGCGAGCTCCAGCGTGATTGTTCCATAGAAACCTGGATCAATGAAGCCGGCCGTGATGTGCACGAGCAACCCACGGCGCGCCCATGATGATTTTCCTTCGACACGGGCCACGAGATGCGGCGGAATGCCAACGATTTCCTTGGTCCGTGCGAGTGCGAACTCTCCCGGGCGCAGATGAATGGTCTCTTCAATGGTCGGATCGTGATACTCGTTGGGTAGTCCGACGTTGCGAACAACGTCACGATGAAGGTGCATCTCAACCGAGGCTGGCTGAACAGCGCCACTCTGTAACGGCGAAATGGTGAGCACCCCGCTATCGAGTAGGCGCGTAATAGTAGTGGATGAAAGCATGCTCATTGGATACCTTTCTGCCCCGGTCGAAAGGCCGGGGCGGGGTTCAGTGTCGAATTCTGAGTGCGTCAGGAATGTCGGTTCTGTACTGTGTCCGTCGCGATAGTCCTATTGCTCGTAGTGTGCTCGGTGGGAGTATCTCGCGGTCTGCCAATTCGGTGAGTTCCCCTATTGTCCATACTGCCTTCCTGTCCATTCTCGCTTGCAACGTGCCTCTATTCCAGCCCAAAACACGTGCTACTTCCGCTGCTCCTCCTTGTTTCTTGATAGCCCCCACGACAAGGCCTGCTATCTTGTCATCCTGTTTTGCTGCTTCCTCCGACAATGCTCTTCTCAATAGCCCCCCTCATCCAATTCCTTCTGATACGTGATAGAAGCTTCAGAAACCTTATCAAGGGCGCGATTCAGGCTCTCGACCACTTCCTTGAAGCGCTGAATAAGTTCCGCGTCCGCTCGGTAGTCTTCCATGTCAGTTCATCTCCATCTCGTGCTGTCGAATCTTCTCGTCGTCCTGCCCGATCACGTGCGCCTCGAAAGCCGCGTGCTCACGCGCATCCTGATCGGCCTCGTACTGAACGCGCGTCATGACGAAGGACTCACCATCGCCATCGCCGTCAACGGCCGGGTCCCAGACGCACACGTCCTCACCATCGGGAAGTGCCCCGTCGTCGGAGAGGCAATGCGCGATGTCCTGCACCTCAGCCGCTCCGGTCTGCGAGTGGTGAATGCTGGCCAGAGCGATACCGATGATCGTGCCGACAAGTGCGGGGACGATGATGAAGGCCAAAATCTTGTGGGGGAGTGTCATTGCTCGGTTCCTTTCAGTTCTGTGTGAGTCGGGCGACTACCGACTCGATGTCTCCGGGATCAACGATATCGCGCTGGAACGATCCAGTCAAGTCGGCATCGACCTCAACCATGACCGGGTAGCCCGGGCCGTCATACCAGATCGCCGACATGGCTGGTTCCCTGCACTGCCAGTACTCCACATAAGTGGGTTCCGCATCTGTCGCCGGAGTGCAGTGCTCATGCTGAATCTCCATGCCGGGCATTGCATCTATGAAGATTTCCTGCGCCTCTCTGAGTGTCAGCACCAAGGTCATCTCCTTCCTGTTCAGTTCCTGTGATGACTCAATACTGCCCCACATCATGTCGTCACGCAACCTATTGATCCGTGACCTCGGTCACCTATGAATCATTGGGTCGCTGCCGACATGGGCGTCGTGTCGTCATCGCCCAGCTGCCCTGGACCATAGCTACACGCTGTGTGCAGTTCACATAATGAGATTTTGTACCCTGCATTGTGTCAAATGAGGTGTACGCCTCGCGTTTGAACAATTCAATTAGGTCTATGGTCCTAGGTACTGCGTCATATTTAAGGCTCCGAACAAAGCCCCCCGTCCGCATACTGAGATTTCTCCTCGTGGTGTAGCACTACAAAGCCCTGAAAACCACCTATAAATCGGTTGTTCAACTCTCAACAACCGCGAGATTCCAACAGATTTGACGAGCATGATCCTCTATAGGCGTCCAACTGAACCGCCGAACCGAAAGGCACTCCAATGCACGCTTCCATCTCCTCCATCATCGCCCGCCTCGACAGCGACGTTTACCTCGACCGCAGCGACGCCCTGTACGACATCGAGATGGGTGCCCGCCACATCAAGCCCGCCGACCGGGCCGTCATCGTCGGCCGCCTCGTGAGCCTGCGCGAGCGGGCCATCGAAGAGGCCATCAGCCGCGGTTGCCCGAGCCGGGCCGCCGCCGAGGCTCGGGACCTCGGAGTGCTCCGCATCGACGAAGTCATCGACCGCCTGTGCTGAGCGCTCCACCAACAGCCCCCGTCGGGTTTCCGGCGGGGGCTTTCTCATGCCTGCGCGCAGGGGGCCACAGGAAGCCCGTAGACGGCACAGAAAGACGCCCCCAGTACTAGGTACTAGGGGCGCCCTGAAAGGCGCTCAGATGAGCCCAGAGACCTTCAGATCAGCGTACCGCTGGTCCAACCTAGGAATGACTGACTCTGTATCCACCGTGCCTGGGCACTGGAGCAACCAGCGCACCACGGTGCCCGTCTGCCCAGTGCGGTGCAGCCGGCCCTGGGCCTGCACGCACCTCACGACCGACGGATCGAGCCCGAGCCAGACTTCATGACGACAGATCCGCTGTAGCCCGTCAACGCCTTCAGCAACGGCAGGGATTACGGCGCACAAGATCTGTGGCCCGGCCTTGTCGAGGAATCGCTTCCACTCGTCCTTGTGCTCACCGTCAACGCGCACGCACGAGTAGCCGGCTTTCTCCAACTGGGCGACCAGCGGCACCTGGAATTTCTTCGACGGTGAGTACACGATGATCTTCTCGTCACCCAGATCCTTGAGAATATCCAGCAACGCGGTGATCTTGCCGCTGCGCGAGCATGCGTCGAAAAACCACTCGTCCTCTCCGCGCACACTGGGACGCACTCTCATCTGGCCGAGCGTCGCCTGCCGTAGCCTCATGTCGCGCGTCACTGGTAGCCCGACGACAGCGGGATGGTCATCCATCCACGCCACTGCCTCATCACGCAGAGCTTTGTACTGCCTGCGCTGCTCAACGGTCATCGCGCAGTCCACACGACGGATATCGACAGGAGGCAGCGCCCCAGCGACGTCCTCAATCCGCATGTCCTGCCACTCGCCCCGTGCTTTGTGCCCGCGAGATAGCAGACCCGGCCGCTTCTCTGCGCCGTAGACCACCGAGTACGGCCCCCCGAAGTAGCACGGCTCGCTCGTGAAGAAAGTCTTGGCGAACCGTGTGAACCCTGGATACTTCCGAGGCCACAAGAACTTCAGTGCGCCGTAGATGTTCACAGGCTGGCCGCCCGCTGGCGTAGCGCTGAGCGCAAGACGGTGCCGTGCCTTGACCTTGCATAGCACCTGTGACATAACCGTCCGAAAATTGCAGGCCCGGTGAATCTCATCGCCGATGACCCAATCGAATTCGACACCGCCGAGCACTCGTGACGAGGCCTTGCTCTTCACCTTTCCCGCTCTCGCGTCGTAGCCCTTCCTCTTCGACACCGAGGCCAGGAGCTCCCAGCCGATGAACACCACGCCCCGCGGCTTATCTCCCCGCAACAGCGCATCCAAGGCCTCGCGTTCGGCTTTCCGCCGCTTGCTCAGCGTCCTGAACTCCACACCATCATCAGACCAGACCTGACTCACCGCACGACGCCAACCGCTCTCCGTGCGCAGCGGTGCCACCACGAGAATCGACAGATCGCTGGGCTCTACTCCTTCCTCTTTTGCCGTCCTGTCGATAGTCCACAGCGACATCAGCGTCTTGCCGCACCCTGTTCCCGCGCTCACGAGGCCCGTGCCGCCCGCGGCCACGAGACCACGGACGACACGTTCCTGAGCCTCAACCGGCTCAACCTCTGTCATCTGTTTGACACCGCCTTGACCCATTCGTACGCCTCACGGGCCATACGACGGACGTCGTCCTCATCCTCCGGCAGATGCTCATCCACAGCCCTCCACTCGCCGATGCGCAGGCGGTACTCCATCTCGATCCGCCCCTCACCGAACCCCATCCACTCGTAGGTCGCGCGGCGTGTCATCGTGTACGTCGGCTCGCTCATCCACACAGCCCGCCCGTCGTCCGACACACGCATACTCCAGTCGTCCTCAGCGGTCAGTTCATCGATCGTCTCGGTCCACGCCTCGACCATCGGATCAGTCGCGACCCGCTCGATCGCCTCGATCACGTCATCGTCAGTACTATCCGCGCCGCCGTCGATGTAGTCCGCAGTCTCAGAGTTGCTCACCGACCACACGAGCGCTCCGTCCTCCTTGGTGAAGTAGCCCCGGATCGTCGCCTCACGCCACGTGATGGTCCATGCGTCTCCCGACTTGTCGTCCTGCGGACCGAGCACGTCATAGGCTTCGCACCGCGAATCCAGCCACTCGATGATCTCGTCACAGATCTCGTCGGCGCGGTACTCCTGCCAGGCGAGGGTCCTGTGCGCGGCCGCCTTCACGGCGTCATCGAGATTCGGGCCATAGTCCTCCACATCGTCCATCTGAACCCCGTCATATGTCACACTAACCGCGACCCACCCCATGTTCCCGTCGCCATACGGATCACGAGTCCAAGTCACCTCGACCGGGCCCATCGTCAACCGGCCCCGCATGTCGTCATCGTCGTAGTCGCACTCGACGTCGCCCAGTGCGTTCGCCTCATTGCACCACTCCAGTTGTGAACGCAGTTCCTCAACGACGTCGGCAATCGTCATCAGCATGGTTCCTTCTCCTCGGCTTTTCATAAGTGCGTGTGTGTTCAGTTCGATGCGACAGCACGGAGGTACTCCGCAGCCTCGGGCACGTCGGACTCGTCCATGATCCACCCCTCACCGTCCTCACCACAGCGCCACCACGCCCCGGCGAGCGCCTCATCGCCGCTCTCACCGCGGTCATCCCCGAACGAGAGGCTCCACTGCCCGAGCGACACGGCGGTGCGGCCCATCGTCACGTCCACCCCCCTGTTCGTCAGGTAGTCGTGCACCGCCTGCGCACTGCGCTCGGCCGACCACTCGCCATCGAACTCGACACGCAGTCCGAACAGCCCCATCGCGTACTGCCGCGCCTCATCGGTCAGGATTGATGCGGTGAGCTGTTCGGCTAGGCACTCCGCCTCGTCCTCATCGACGTTGTAGTAGTCCAGAATCCAATCCTTCAGGTCCGCGTACGCGGTGTCCTCATCCTCAAGAATGATCGCCCCGGCGTCGCCCTTGGTGTCCGTGACCACTCGGCCCATCCACTGCGTCCTCATTTCGGTTCCTCCTTCGGTCTCGGGCTCTGCGACAAGCCCTTGATTTCTGTTGTCAGCACTACTCTAACTACATCTTGTCGTCAGCGTCAACCGCTCCTGTTGTGCTCTGCCTCACACCTCCCCGTTCACCGTCCAGACTTGGTCATCGGGCGCCTCTTCGGGCAACCTCCTCATGCTCCCTCCCAGCATCCCCGTGACCGTGATCGCCATCCTCAGCCACGACAAGTGCTCGGTCCACTGCAACGCGTACAGCTCATCCTCATCGTCCCCGCCGTCCAGTTCCTCGACGACCCCCCTCACATCTTCGAACTCGACAGGATATCCCCCTCGCAGGATCACCTCTCCTCTCCTTCCTTCTGCATCTCCAGTTCCACGGCCCGCATGATCACCGGCCCAGGCACGCACGACAGATCGCCGCCGGCCCTCCCCCGCACCCTCATCAGCGCCTCGTCCCGTGTCATCCCGTGCTCCCTCCTATCCGTACCGGGCAGGGCCCCTCCCTTCCCGGTGCTCTCATCCTCCTACATCATGTCGTCCCCCGTCAACACCCCCTATCGTGCTCTACGTCACATGCCCAGCGCAACACGAGGAACGACACGGGCCGATGAGCGGAGCGCCGCATGCCGGTGGTCCCCGCCCCCACTTGTGCATACAAGCCGATGACGGTCGTGCCGACAGGGGCGAAGGACAAGTGATGACGACAGATCCATGATCGGTTGACGACAGGCTGTGCGATGCGGAGCCGCGGAGGAGACCGGGGACGACAGGACCGGGGAGGGGACGACAGGACCGGGGAGGGTGCACGCGGGGAAGAGCGCAATGCGATGCAATGCACAAGAGATGTCCATCACTTGTTCATGGTTGGCGGTGGACATCACGGAAATGAACATGACATTATGTCATTTTACCAATTTTTCTCCCTTCGTAGTATTAAATATATATTTGTATATTATATACATTATATATATAGTATTCTATCTAAACACTATACATTTGTATACCCTACTATACAAATGTATAGTATACATTTATATACTATGCTATACATTTGTACGTTGTTTATATACATTACTATATACAGAATGTATATAATATACATTACTATAAATGTTGTTATATAGGGGGAAAATTTTCGCGAGCGCGAAACACGATCGAAACATTCGTGTTCGCGAGCGAGTGTTGAGCGGGGAAGACTGAACATGCTCATCCTCGGGCCTGTCGTTGGCAGCGGACGTGCCCCGCTTGTGTGCACAAGTGGGTACCCGGTACGGGGCCTATGTCGGTCACGGGTACCGAACCGGGTACCGTCCCACCCCATATGGTCCTCAGGCTTGCTGAGAGCCAATCTGAGAGCCTTTCGTGGTGTGGTTGGTGCAGAGCACTGGGGTGAGACCTTGAGGCCGTCTACGGGCCTTACACATGGTGCACCCCCGTGTCGAAAGATGAGTGAGGAAGCCAGAGGTCAGAGGTCTGAGGATGAGGGGTAGACGACACGGTGAGGTGAAGCACAGGACGGGAGGGTGGTAAGACAAACCTTAGCCGTGAACAGAAATCACTCCGAGGAGCCGATGTTCGAACGCGAAGGGAAATCGGTTGCTACCGAACAGGGGGCGGGGGTGGAGGGGTGCGACCCCGCGCACCTGCTCTTTGGTGAGGCTCTCATCGACCCCGCACGTGCGTGTTCGGGGAGGGGTCTTCGTAGAGCATGAGTCCACCCCCTGTCGTCATGTAGCGACAGGGGGTGGTTGAGGATCAGCAGGTCTCGATGAGGGGCTTGTCCTCCTCGATGGCCCAGGCGTTGACCTCGTGGCGGGTCAGCCTGTCGAACAGGCCCCTCTCGGCGGGCTCCCCGGAGAAGCGGGCGTGGAGCCGTTCGAGGCGCTTCCAGTCGAACTGGGCCCTGGCGAGGGCGTCGTCGAGCTCGGAGCCGACCAGGGGGCGGCGGTAGGCGACGGTGCTCTTGCGAGGCGAGGGGTCATCGCTGAGGCGCTCCAGAACGGAGACGGCATCGAGGATCGCGTCGCGGGCCTCAGCGGGGAGGCCGCCCAGGAGGTCGTAGTTGATGGTGATGACGGGGCCGGAGACCTTCTGGTCCGGGGCGAGATCGTCGATGGTGCGGGGGTAGGACAGGGTGTCTTCCTTTCTTGGTGGACGTGATTTGAGGTTTGATGGGCTCAGACGAGGAGAATGGCCTGAAAGACGCGGTCCCGCTCGACAGTCGCGCGGAGTGACGAGGTTCGGTGGTCGTCGCCGTGGACGTGCTCCACGAGGAGGTCCAACTTGGTCGGATGGGTGGACTTCCCGATCGACAGGACGCGCCAGGAGGAGTCACCGTAGAGGATGACGTCCCCCGCGATCAGGCGCTCGGCTCGAATCTTGATCATGGTTGGTTCCTTTCGGTTCGAATCGGATGTGTTAAGAATAGGGCCGATACAGCCCCGAGTTCAAGGGCCGTGTCGGACTTGTTATATGGCGACGGGGGCTTTGATGACCGGACCGTGGATGTAGCCCTCGGAGGCGTCGATGTCGGACATGCGGTAGTCGTCGATCGACTCTCTTCGCCGCAGGCGAAGGCGAGGGAACGGATGAATCCGCTGAGCGAGTTGCCGCCCGACGGCCTCAACATGGTTGTCGTAGATGTGGCAGTCTCCACCGGTCCAGATGAGCTCCCCTACCGAGAGGTCTGTTTGCTGGGCGAGCATGTGCGTCAGCAGGGCGTAGGAGGCGATATTGAAGGGCACGCCCAGGAACAGGTCGGCGGAGCGCTGGTAGACCTGGAGCGACAGGCGCCCCCCTTCACCGACGTAGCACTGGAAGAAGGCGTGGCAGGGGGCCAGGGCCATGTCATCCAAATCACCAACGTTCCAGGCCGACACGAGGTGCCGGCGGGAGTGCGGGTCCTCCTTGAGACCACGGATGAGCGCCTTGATCTGATCATGGGCCATGCCATCCCTGTCGATCCAGGAGCGCCATTGGTAGCCATAGAGAGGTCCGACCGAATCATTCTCGTCGGCCCACTCGTCCCAGATTGAAACCCCGAGCATCCGAAGGAAGTTGATGTGCTTCTCGCCGCGGAGGAACCAGAGGAGCTCAGCCTTGATGGGTTTCATGGGGACGTACTTGGTGGTAATCCGGGGGAAGCCCGCCGACAGGTCGTAGCGCAGCTGCCGGCCGAAGACGGAGCGGGTCCCGACGCCGGTGCGGTCCTGGCGGGGTTCGCCGTTCAGGAGGACGTCTTCGAGGAGGCGCTCGTACTGGTCGTCGATCACGATCATCAGAACAGGACCTCCTGAGTGCCCCAGACCTTGAAGCGGCCCAGAGAGGCGTAGGTGTTGAGGCGGGGGCTCTCCCCACTGAGGCTGGTGGTGCGGAACATCCAGACCTCTCCTATGCGGTCGATGTCAGTGATGATTCGGCTCTCTTCGTCCTTGAATAGGAGGATGTCGCCGACACGGAGGTCGCAGGTTTGCTTGGTCGTCACGGTTCTATCCTTTCGGGTTGTCAAAAGTTTCAGTCCAGCGGAGGACCACAAGGTTCTTATCCTTGTCGTAATCGAGGACTTCGAGGGTTTGATCGACTGAGTAATCATCGTTCTCGATGAGCATCAGAATTTCCTTTCGCCGTTGACTGTGGTGAGTCCGCGCTGGAGCATGAGGCGGGCCTGAAGGCCGACGACCGCGTTGCCAGCGAGGCGGCGCTGAGCGGAGACCGACAGATCGCACCTGTCGAGAATGTCGAGCGGAAGGCCCATCATCCAGTGCATGAAGCGGGCCACCTGGTCAATGGGTGGGGCAGAGATGCCCCTGATGTGCTCCCAGGTCTGAATGAGACGAATCTCATTGACGGTGAGGCCACGAGCCAAGACGGACGACAGGGTCTCACCGTGCCCGTTGCCATTGTTGGACCTCTCCTTGTAGCCGCGCTTGACGTCGGACCACTGCTCGGGGGTGAGGCCCCAGGCCCGATCGACGACGGTCGGCGTCGGGAGCAGACCCTGGGGCCTGCACCCCCTATAGGTGAGGGCGACGTTCGTGATGAAGAGGCGACGAGCCGCGACGAGCATGATGCGCTCACGGCGGTGCGGGGCTCCGACCTCCCACGCGCCGGCGGAGGAGACGATGGTGCGGTATCCGTACTCCCTCGCCAGCCAGTCAGCGAGGGAGAGGTAGACGCTGTGGCCGCCGGGGACGTTCTCCGCGACGATGAGGTCCGCGCCGCCGGCCACGGCTCTCAACAGGGCTTCATGGATGAGCGAGGACCGGGTGCCGGAGCCCCGTTCGGCGTCGGCGTGCTTGCCTGCGGTGCTGAGGTCCTGGCGGGGTGCCCCGATGGTGATGACGGAGCCCTTGGGGACGGCCTGGTCACGGAAATCCTTGTGCACCTTCGCATCGGGGAACCTCTCATGGAGGTACTTGCGGGCGGGACCGTAGCTGTCGGAGAACGACGCGGGGCGGGTGGGCTCTGCGAGCGCTGAGGAGACGACGTAAGCGAGCTGCCCGGTGCCGGAGAACATGTCGATAATCGGTGTCGTGTTCATGTCAGTCAACTTCCTCGCACTCGATCTCGACCTCGCCAGTGGCCACGAGGGTGTTCAGGGCCAGGATGTGATACCTCTTGTCCCCCACGCGGACGTAAACCCGGTCTCCAAGGTAGGTTTCGAGGAGATCGTTGGAGAGCATGAACGTGGTGGGCTCGTGCGGACCGTAGGTGATGCGGCCGACGGCTTCAGTCATCAGTAGCTTCATGGTTGGCTCCTTTCGGATAGTCAGTTGTTCTCCGTGTCGGACCACTCGATGGTGGGCTTGCCTTCTGCATCGGCCCACTGGTTGATGAGTCAGTGCATCCAGTCGGGGACAGAAGCGGGGTCCACCAGAACGTCTTCGTAGCGCTTCTTGGTGCGGTCCCCAATCAGGAGGTACCAGACTGGTGCGATTTCTTCCATGGCAGTTCCTTCGGTTCGGTTAGTGCTACCAGCATAGAGATGTACCTGGGGACTGTCAAGGAGGTGGACCGGTTACGCTTGGATCACGACGACGGAAGGAGGTCGTATGGGCAACGTGGCGCACTACGCCGCGGCTTGCGCGCGCTACTACGCGATGGCCGATGTCGGGTACAGCCAGCCCGACAGGTGGACGTTCTACGACAGGAGCGACTGGGACGGCTGGCTGGTGCACTCGCCCGCGAACGCGGATTGCTCCGCGCTGGTGGCCGGCTGTTACAACATCGCGGCGCACCACGAGTGGGGCGAGCCGTTCACGGCGGGGTACTTCCCCCGGGACACCTGGACGGGGAACATCCGGGAGTACGCACTGGAGCGGAATTTCGCCGATATCTCGGATTCCTGGACGGGCAATGTACCTACCGGGGGCTGGTACGCGGGCGATATCGTGCTGTCGGAGGGCGCAAGCGGTGGTCGGGGCCATGTGGCGATGATCATCAATGGGGGTTCCGGACCCGACAGTGACGGGGCTCTGCTGGCCGAGGCGTGGATCGCCGAGGATGGCAGCATCGACGGCTGGGAGGGCGACCAGACGGGTGACGAGGTTCGCATCATTGCGTACAACGACCATCCGTACACCCAGCAGGCCGCGTGGACGCACGCACTGAGGCGCAGGGACAACCCCAGCCCGCTGACTGGCGGCACTGGTGGCGGCTCCGCGTCCGCACCGGCCCCGCAGGCGAGTGGCAACGAGAGCGTTCAGGCTGCGGTGCTGAGAGCCGCGGACGATGTGGGGCTGCACTGGGCGGTGGCACTGGGTCTGGCCGACCAGGAGAGCAACTGCACGAACGTCTACGGGCATGATGAGGGTGGAGCGTGCTCCGGTTGGGGCGAGGTGACGAGGGAGAACTTCCTGAACCACTTCCTTCCCGCGGTCCTGGACTGGGAGACCAGCAACGGTGTGGGTCCGACGCAGGTGACGTACAACGGGTACTTCATCAATGAGCCTGACAGGGCGTGGTGGGACCCGCACGAGTCGAGCGTCGTGGGGCTGTCGATCCTGAGGGACTACCTCGGGGGCGACTACAGCGCCGACAGCATCCGGAGGGCCGGCAGCCGGTACAACTGCGGCAATGAGAGCGATCAGTACTGGGGATATGGCGAGAGCCTGCTCCAGCACGTCAACAGCTGGTGGTACTCCGAGCGCCCCAGCGGTGGTTCGACAATGGACGAAGTGGAAAGGATCATCATGGCCAACGGCGATGACATTGTGAGCGCGATCAACGCGGTCCGCGGGGAGCTGCGGTACGGCAAGGCGAATGAGCGTCAGGCCGGGGATGTGATCTGGGGCGTCGAGCAGAACAGGCTGCTGCTGACCCAGGCCGTCGCCGCGCAGAAGGAGACGAACGGGCTCATCAAGGAGCTCGTCGAGGCGATCAAGAAGGGGAAGTGAGAATGCTCACTACGATTCAGAAGCCCGAGGTCCGCAAGGCCGCCTACGGCGTTGTGGCCGCTGTCATGACGCTGCTCACGGTGCTGGGCGTCGTCAGGGCGGATGATGCCGCGCAGTACCTGGACTCCATCACCCAGATTGCAGGTGTCGCCCTGCTGCTGATCGCTCGGTACTTCGTTCCGGCCCCGGCTCCGAAGGACGAGGCTGCTGCGGTGACCCGGGATGGCGAGCTGGAGCGCCCGACCGTGATCGACCCGGTGCGTTACGGCGCTGGGGACGGCCCCGAGAAGGTGTGATATACTGAGGCCCTTCCTTTTTGGGAGTGTGTTGGTTGGGTAGGGAAGAACCCCGGGCGATGGTGCCCGGGGTTCTTTCTTGTTCAGCGCCGTGTCGAGGAGATGCAGGCCCGTATCTGACGGTCCTGCTGGTTGATTATTGTGACCAAAGACTCGATCAGCTCCAGGAGGGCACCCTCGTCGGTATGGGGGACCCGGTAGAAGGCCTTGAGGTCGAGCTTGTCCTCGACGAAGCCCTTGGCGATTTCCAGGTTGAAGTAGTCATCGACAGTAGTGAGGGGCTCGTTCTTGCTCATTTCGCCGACCCTTTCCCGCGAATCTTGGCCGGGTTGTAGCCACCCCAGATGTTGCCGTGATCATCGACTACGACAGGGGCAGAGGTGTAACCGGCCTTGACGGCCTTGTCGAGGATGTCCGGGCTGTCTGCGAGAGCGCGCTCGACGTAGGGGATGCCCTGCTTGTCGGCGTACATCTTGGTCATTCGGCACTGCTGGCAGTTCGGCTGGGTGTAGACGGTGAGCATGGATCAGTTTTCCTCAGAGAAGTCGAAACGGTAGTGCTTAGAAAGGCGCTCCCTGCCTACGACGCGGTACTCGAAGTCTTCGCCCGTGTCGATGAGCCCGATGAAGTCGCCGTAACGGGCGGTGTCGCCCGAGTCAAGACGAAGACCACTAATCGGAGTGATCGTGCCCTCGGCCCACATCGCTACAGAGGCCCGGTCGGAGGCGACGTAGAGTCCGACGGCCATGATCTCGTTGTCCTCGCTGCCACAGGGCTCAACGGCGAACACAGGGTTGGTGACGTGCCTGAACAAGTAGCCCGGGTTGCGGGTGAGGTCGCAGTGGATCGGGGGTCTGTCACTGAGAGCCGGCGTGAGTCGCAGCCCGATGATGACACCGTCCTTGAGGTACTCAGCCCCGACGTAGTACAGGGTCCCGGCGTAGAGGACGAGGGCCCCCACGCCCAACTCGTCAGCGGTTCTGCGTTCTGTCTTCATGGTTCGCCTTTCGGTCGATCGACTGTGGGACCAGTATAGAGCCATCAGAGGAGCCGGAGCGATAGACTGCGAGTGAGTAATACCATCTTGACTTCAGGAGTCTGCGATGCTAGGCACTGAGCCGCCCCAGGCGCCCTATTCGAGGGTCGTGGGGCAGATTCTCACGCCGGACGACATGCGCCCGGCTGGTGATGTGACGGTCGTCTTCACGTACGGGCCTTATGTCGTCTCCTACGGCACGGCCTACATCGAGCGGAGGATCGAGGTGGGCGTCGATCCGTCCGGGGGACTCTACGATCCTGCGACGGGCAAGAACTACGTTGATCTGATCGCGCCGGGGGCGGGTGTGACGCCCGCCGGGCAGTGGTTGTGGCACATCGACGTCGTCGCGAGCGGGACGTACCTGCTCCAGGGCGACTTGGCCCTTCGACAGGGCACGGTGGTCGATGTCGCGAGCGTCCTGACTAACGGGGATGGCATGCTGGCCAACCCGTTCGCCCGGCAGAGACCGGCAGTTGGCGGCGCTGGAGCAGCCAATCCGGCGCTGCCCGGTCCGACACCGCCCGCGGAGGGTCTGGAGGGGTTAACGGCGCGTGTGGAGAACCTCACGCAGGCCTTGAACGGGCTGAGGACCGAGATCGCGGACAACAAGAGAGCGATCGACGAACTAAAGGCGCAGCCTCCGGGCGGCGGGGACGGCAACGAGGTCGAGATGATCGACAACGGTGACGGAACAGTGACGTACAAGGACAAGACCGTGCCGCAGGGCACGCCGGAGGGCTGAGGAATGGCTAAGCAGTTCGTGGGGAAGGCCACAAGTTACACGGCCGAGGGGGCCGATGCACGGTTCATCGACAACGACGAGCAGACGCAGGCGCTCAACACACTGCGGAACGAGGTTCCGGATCTTGCCAATGCTCGCATCGAGGCTCGCATCGAGGCGTACAAGCAGGAGGTCAACGCCAGGTTCGCCCTCAAGAGCGCTCTGGACGGCCTTCTGAAGGCCGCAGACGCTGCTGCCGCCTACGCCCCCAAGGCGGCGCTGGAGGGGCTCCTGAAGGCTGCTGACGCCGCAGCGACGTACGCCTCCAAGGGTGAACTCCAGGCGGCCAAGGACGCGCTCGACAAGGGGCTGAAGGACAACGCGGACGCCGACTCCCGGCGCTGGAGCGTCATCAGTGCCAACAAGACAGATGTCGCCGAC